AATTCAATCAAATCACCTTTAACACTTGAAACTACTATTTCATCTGTCGTATCCTCTGAAGTCGTACCCGACTGACCTACACTTTTAAGTCCTTCAAAGTAACTTGGTGGGTTTTGTGTGTGGTCGCCTTCTAGGAATTCTATATAATCTATTGTTACATCTAAAGGAGTTCCTCCCACTACACTTAACCTAAACCCATTAACTTCTTTATCAAAATCTATAGGCGACATATTAGGTGTAATTAATTTTGTAACAACACCATTAACATTCGCATCACAAAACTTAAAATCATTACCAAGTGTACCATCAGTATAAGCGTACTTACAGTTTAACTGTTTGCTAGTATTTAACTTTATTACCAATGTATAATTTTTGCTTCTAACATCTAAAATCCTAGGATGTATAACATTGTGATTTATATTAGGATTTGGTATATTATTTGAGTTATTAGCTAAATTCACTAACGTCTTACCTTCTAGCTTCACATCTTCAAAATACCCATTTGAAGTTTGCTCAACAGTAGTAAAATCACTTTCAGTAGTAACAGTAGATACTGTACTTTCTTCAAGTTTCTTAACTCTATCTAACTCTTTGTTTAAGTTATTGATTTGTTCAGTATGTGTATTAACAGTAGCACCTAAACTTTTTGGTACTTGTGCTTTTATCGTTCCTTCTATTTCAGTTAAGAATGATATGTTAGTTTTATTAGCGAAAGTACGAAGTTTAACTTGTTGTGAATGTGGTAATGGTATGAATTGAGGTTCTTGAATTATTTTTGTATATTTAGCATTGTCCCTCAAATACTCTTGAACATTAGAAACATCAGAAAAATTCGGAAAATCTGATTTTTTAAATGCAAGACGTAACTCTCTTCTTGTTGTATGGTCGTATATCATTACTTGCGTTTGAGTAGCTTCAGTAGAAAGTTTTCCTTTAGGTGCAAAGTTAGACATTACATTAGTATTTTTTGTATTTACATAAACTTTCCATAGATAAGTACCTCCTTTATCTTCATACGAACCAATTTCATTAGCAAACTCTTTAGTATATATAGTTTTTATATTCTTCTCTACTCCCCATACTCCATCTTTCTCGATTATTCTATCACGAACATCCCCTACTTTTTCAAGTTGGACAGGTGATAAAATAGTTAATTTATCCTCGATATATGGCTCGTATGGAGTTGCTACTGTACCTTCTTCTATTTGGAATTTACAAATATAGTTATCATAAGTGCCACTAGCTATATAACATCTAAGCGTTGTATCCTCTGTAAAAGACAATGTTCCGTCCCATTGGAAATTACTATCCCTTCCATCCCAAAACACGTGGAGTGCCATTCTTGAGTCCGAAAAAGTAGTCGCTCTATATTCACCTTTAGGTATAACAACATTAAACATATAATGAGTCGAAAGTGTTCCATTTAATGTAACAACACCTTGTTCTGAAACAGTTGCTATGTTGCATTTTTCTAATTCAGCCTTAAATATTTTGTTAAATATATTCTTCCCATAACTTAAAACAGGTATTTCATACAGTTCTTGACCTTCTACTTTATCTCCTACTGAACGTATATCTGCAAGATTATTAGCATCTTGTATAGTATTACCAAGTATTTCAACGTCTTTTAAATAACCAACAGAACTATCAGTAGATATATGACTTCCTTCTACGTCAGTATAGATTTGTTGTTGTAAGTCTCTTTTTTCTAATTCATCATTAATATTGTTTATTTCCGTTTTTAAACTTTCGTTATATTTACTTTTTTTATAATAAGGCATATTTTATCACCACCTTTAATATAATCCACTAGCCTGGATTGAGCCTTTCTCTATACATATACAAGAATATACAGGGCAATCTAACATTTGAAAACCTTCATTAGGATTTAATGTTACTAATTCTTCAGATTCATTTATTCTTACATGTATTACAGTAGTCCCTGTATTATATATATCAAATTGAGTTAATATTAAAGTTCCATTATTCCAACCATTTTTTACTATAATTTCTTCACCAGCTGAAACAGTTTTACTAATTCCAAATGGTTTTTTATATCCTTTTCTTGTCATTTACATCACCTCTTTATATTAAAAAAATAATTTATTAGATATAAATATTTCCTTATCTGAATAATTATTATATATATTCTTATTAAATTCAAATATATATAATGTTTTATTATAATTCCTTACCTTTTGAACTAATTTTAATTTATCTTTTAATTCTTTAGCAGTATTATCATTATAAGTACATATAAACACTACTTACCACCGCCATTTTCTGCTTGATATCTTATCATAATTCTATTATTATATGTTTTAATTGTTTTCTTGTGCTTAATTTTCTGCTTGACCTGTATTATTATCTACATTATCATTTTCTGAATTACTAGGTCTACCATTATCTTCACCATTTGCACTATTATATGAACTAGTAACAGGCATAAATAATTCACTTAATCCTATTTGTGTTTCATAATATAAAGTACTTAAAGCTGTTAAAGGTGTATATCCCATACTAGCTAAATATTTTAATTTACCACTACCAAGAGTTACATTTTCTCTTTCAGTAGCTATTATATCTTTTTTATTAAAATAAGTATTTCTTACCATTTCAACTTTCCACATAGGATTACGTTTTTTATTTCTTATTTCATAATTTATAAAGTTACAGAATATTAAATTTAATCTATCAACTACCATTTCATCAGTTTTTATACTATTTAATACTGATTCATTTGAACTTCTAGCACCATTGAATAACTCGCTATTAACACCGCTTGATGTATAAACTGATTCATAGGCCTTTTGTGAAGCTGTTAAAGTAGATTGTGCTTGTCTTTGAGTAGTAAATACTTCCATATTTAATGGATTGGTAGTTATTGCACATCCTTTTGGTAAGTTCTTTTTAGCAGCATTATGATATTGTCCTATTATATCTGTATCCATCATAAGTTCGCCTTCCTCATTAGTCGGAATACGCATATGAATTAATTTTAAGTTATCTGCAGCTGTACTAGATAATTCATCATCTTCTATTTCGTCTACTCTATATATCTTATCGAATAAATAACAGAATGGACTTATACCTTTATTTCTTATATTACCATCATCAAATAAGAACGCTACCGCCTCATTTTCTTCTAAGTAATAATAGTTATCAACTAATTTTTCATCATTAGCAAGAGAACCATTAGCATATTTTTCGTATAATTTTTGTATAGGTATAGGCATAGTTGCTAGTAGATTTGCATTAGATAATTTAGATAAGTTGATAGAATATTTTAATATGTTGTTTTCCATAATACCACTTATTCTACATATATCATTTGGCATAGCTTTATAGAAAGTACCATTATTATCCTCTACTTTATATAAAAATAATTCTCCATATAATAATAATTGTCTACCAAACCATTTAAAATTATATTTATAATTTATCTTTTCTATCAGTTGAGCTATTGTTTCATATTCTTTATTCATCTTATCTACTGTATTAGATTTACTATTAAATCCTATTATAGTAGTTGGCGATAAATATAAATCATACATAGGTATATTAGTAAAGTTTTCTATTAATCTATAATATATACCATTACTAGCATATAATATTTTACTTACTTGTTGTATAAATGATACATTTGAGTAAGGGTCTTGTAATGCCATTTGTAATTGGTCAAAACTTACACCACTTCTACTACTAGATATTTCACCTACGTTTTTAGAACTAACTGAACCTTGAGCAAATTTAATTTGTTTATTAAATTCAATCTTGTCTTTTTCTTCTTGAGTTAATTCTTCTTTTTTTTCTTCACTCAACTATATCACCTCCTTATTTAAAAAATATTAATCCATTTCCTTGTATAGTTCTCGGTATATTTAAATCTATAGTATTTTTAATTAATTGCCCATAAAGTTCAACTTCGCTTAATTTTCTTCCGAATTCTTTTGTAGACCATTCTATTAATAATGCTAAAGCACCTGTAACATGAGGTACTGCCATACTTGTACCATTTAAACTACGATACTTATTATCAAGGTAAGTAGATAATACATTTACACCAGGTGCTACTAAATCTACTTCTTTATTTGAATTAGTAAATGTAGCAGATAATCTTGTGTTGTCAGTAGCACCAACAGAAATCACTTCATTATATCCAGCTGGATAATCTATTTCTATAGTGTTAGCATTATTATCTCCTGCGTTTCCAGAAGCACATACAACAAGTATATTATTATTTACAGCTTTTTTAATAGCTGTATGAAATTCAGCAATATCTACACTACAGCCTAAAGACATAGAGATTATATCAACTTTTTGATTAATAGCATAATCAATTGCATCTATTAATCCTTGTAAATTACCTGCTCCTCTTTTATCTAATACTTTAAGTATTAATAAACTAGCATTAGGTGCCACACCTAATATTCTTCCGTTTCCTGCTATCGTTCCACATATATGAGTTCCGTGTCCATTATAATCTTCATATATATTAACATTTCCATTATCTTCGTCAGTAAAATTTCTACCACCTATTATATTACCTTTTAAATCAGGATGCGTAGTACAACATCCTGTATCTAGAACAGCTATTTTAACATTTTTACCACTATATCCTTTTCTCCATACATAGGGTGCGTTTATTGTATTTATTCCTGGTGGTATATAATTAATTTGGGATTCTAAAAATACATTAACTACATCATTTATATCTTTTATTTCTGCTATTTGATGTGTGGTTAATTTTACTTCTGTTTCATTTGTTTTTTCTTCTATATTATCTTCTATCTTTTCTTCTTCTATTCCATCTATTTTTTTTAAACATTTATCACATTTACAACCTTTTTTCTTTATATTAGAATATGAACGTTCAAAATCTTCACCACATTCACATTGTATTTGAAGTTTTTCTTTTGCATTTTTATATTCTGTTGACAATAATTTGCAATTGGAATTTGTTTCAATATATTCTTTAACTTCTTGATATGTTGCTTTTTTAGCCATTTAATCACTCCTTACCATAAATTAAGAAAATTTCCTTTATTTTTTTTCTTTAATTTTGGTTCTTGTTCTTTTTTTATGAAGTAGATACCATATGAAACAGATGAATATCTATCTTTACGCATATTATTTTTTTCTTTTAATTTTAAATATTTACCTGTTACGTCCATTTCAAGTTCAATTATTTCATTTTGCATTAATGTAGTTTGTACATATGGCATAATTAATCTTACTTTTTCTTCTTCATTTTTTAACAAGAAATTTTGATGCTCTACTAAATAATCTTCTGCCTCTATTTCATTTATTAAAAATTGAGTAGTATGATTTTCTAATGATGCTTTAAATGTAAAAGCTATATCTGCATTTAATACATCTGTACCTTTAATAGAATATATTATTGGCCTTGCTTCATTATAAGAACATCTTTCAGCATCTTCCTTATAGTTCATAGATTTAAATGGTGGATATTTAATATCCCTTTGTTCATCATAAGTAAAATTTCCCAATAAATCTAGAACAGCAACACCAGCATTTCTAACGTCTAGAACTATATAATTAATATCACCATCATACCATAATCTCTTTATTCTCAATACTTGTTCTTCTATTTTCCAACCTTCTAATGATTCCGAATATAATACTTCACTTATATATTTTTCTCCTTTTGGATTAGCTTTAATAAATGTAAATACAGATGCGTCATTATAAACAGTACTAGAACTTGCACTTGTAGCTATATCGCAAGCTAACACTCTTATTTCTTGACTACTATCTTTTTCTAATTCCCATGAAGGATGTCTTTTATCTTTTTCCTCCATAAATTGAAGTGGAGTTGGTGGATACCAAGGTTTTATTATTTTTCTATTAGATAATATATCATCAGGCATAAAAAATCCTTTATCATTAACATTCCAAAATTGTGCATTATATTCTGTTTCAAATGCCATTGTTGTCATATTTTTATCTTCTTTTATTTTTTTTACCCTTGAATCTGATAATAGTCCATGATAATTTGCTAATGTATAAGGTAAATTGCAAACAAAAGAATTTTCTCCGTCCAACATTTCATCTACTATTTGTTCATATAAATCATAATACCAAGTATTTGTATATCCAGCAGAACTTAAAAATACTTCTTGATTTTCTTCTACATCATCTGATGAATATTTTGGATTACTTAAAAAACCTGGTTGTCTTTTAACATTAAGGAATGGTTCAAGTATTGTTTGAATTGTATTTAAACCATCTTTAATTTGAATATACTCATCAATTAATAATAGATTACTACGAATCGATTTGTTATCGTAAAGGCTTTTTATCCTCTACTTCTATATGTTTCCATATAGTCCAGCATACATTTTCGCCTTCAACTTAATGGTCAGGCGGAGGACACTCGTGGATTCATTATATTCTTATAAAATAAAAGAACCTATTTTATAAGGTTCAGAATCTATGCGTTACGGTGATTGAAAACTTTTATTTTTTCAATTTACCTCGGTATTACCATATCCTTTTAGGACTTAGGCTCTCTTACCAGCTTATCCTTACGGATTACTATGACCGATTTTGCCCTCTAATCATTTATAATATTTCTATTATAAACGGCATTTTTCATTTCAATAATTTTCTTATATTTTCTATCTAAATAAATATTTGCATCTTCAAACATTAAATCTATTAGTTTGATAACGTCTTTTTTGATTCTTATTTGAAGTTTATAACATGTTTTATCTTTATAGTAACTAGCCTTAATATTAAAATCTTTTTTTAATTTATCAGCTATATAATCAAAGCAATATGAATTATTGCCTTCTATATTTATCGAAAACCTTCCTCTTTTATCTATAACATAACTCTCATCCCCATCTATATATCCTCTTAAAAAATGAAGAAACAATTTATTATCTTCTATTTTAGGAAAAATATTATTCTTAGTTTTATTTTGAACTATATTCTGATTTATCAAATCAGTAACTATTTTTTTACTATATATTCTTATTTGACAAGTTTCTCCCATTCTATTAGAAGGGTCTTTTCCATTTAAAATATCAAGTGAGTTCATACTACGACTTCTTGTTTTTATTTTATAATAATTATTAAAATTAACATTAAATTTATTTAAATGTTCAACATCATTCTTTTGTAATTCTATTCCTAATTCATAATTACAATGATTTTTATTCTCCGTATTAACTAAAATGTATCCATCTGCATATATAAAACCTAGCCAATAAGCTGATTCTTCGGAATTTATTTCTTCAAATAAATCTATATTTCCATTTTTAATATTTTTCAATCCTAACTTTGACGCTCTATTACTTATTGACTGTTTACTTCTGTTTAATATTTTAGAAATTTCTTCTCTTGACAATTTATCAAAATTTTCTAATAAAAATTTATCTTCTACATTTGACCATTTTTTCATCGTTATCACCTCCTATGTTATATATACTATTTTAATTATTTATTTATTCTTATTATTGAAATGAAATTTTACCTCTTGTATTCTTTGAAGCATTTATACAAGTAATCTTACTACCGTTTTTAAATAATACATAAGATTCATTAGTTCCAACTTTACATTCTTTTATTTCTCTTCTAAGATTAGATGATTTTGCCATTAATTCACCTTGAACCTTTTCAGATACCATACGTCTTGACATTTCTTTTGTTTCACAAGAAATAGTTACTTTAAGATTTGGATATAATATACATTTTAAACACATAAATACAGCTAAAGTATATGATTTACTTAACCCCCTTGAACATATAAAGCATGAGTTAACACATTTATTTAACATATAAAGCCATATTTTTTGAAATGTAAAAAGATTTATACCATCAAGAAAATCATCTGCAAAGCGGTGAATGTTTTCTCGTTCGATAAAAACTAGCCCAAATTTTAGTGCCTTCTCTTAAACGTTGTTCTCTATTCATTGAAGGATTTTTTCTTTTCATAGTAGAGGTAGTTTTCATTTATTCATCACCTCTTTCATTTGTATTATGATTTTCTTTTAATTTTCTACTTTTAGCAAATGGTTCAACGAACCATTTTTTAATATATTTTTTAATTCCATCGACATCAGCGAATTCTTTCTCTGGTTTAGGAATTGGTTCAGTCCATTCTATTTCATCTATAAATTTACTCCAATATAGATTATCTTCATCATTAGATGCTTGAACATCTTTTATACGGCAATCTGCTTGAAGCATAGAATTTATTTTTAGTATCTCACCTATTTTTTTATTATCAGGATTTTTCATTTCTCTTAATTTTTTAACATCCAAATAATTTAATACTATTTGTTTATAAGTTTCAACCGACATTGGGTTAGAAGTATCATATGTCTTAATCATTGTACTATACATATCTTCTAAATATAAATAATCATCATTAGACCTACCTTCACCCCAACGAGTAATCATTTCTTTAGTTATTAATATAGGTTTTTTTATACCTACATCTTCTATCTCATACGATTCAAATTCATCTTCAGGTATATCCCAAAGTTCTGGCATAGGTAATGAATCTTTTGATGTTTTTCCTCTATATTGAACAAGATTTATTGATGACATATAAGTTTTTAATAAATCTTTATCTGTATTATAAGTATCTATTAATGCTCTTTTGCATAATTTAATATCAAAATAATAATCTAGTGAAAATAAAGTCTTATATAATGCTTTTTCTTCACTCTTATATATTTGTAAATTTTCATCATATATACTTAACATACATTTTTTACATATAGGACATTTTTGGTCATATTTAAACATAGATGATTGACTTTTATAAAACTCTGTTAAAGGTAAATTTTCACCACAACAAGTACATTGTTTCATTTTTTCAACTTTCTTTGCTATAGTATCACCCCCTTATATATGTAAAAAGAAGTAGGGGCTATACCCTACTTCAAATATTCAAATATCTTATAAAAACCATTTGAATGTTTTTTATTATTATTTAATATGTTTTCTATTATACTAACAGGAGTTTTTGTATTTTCTTTTTTATTATTAACTTTTATTTTTTCTTCTTCTTTATATTCTTCTTTATGCTCAATTTCATATGATTTTATTTGTTCTATTAAACTTAATATTTTCTCTCCATAATGTCTATCTTCTGCCCAAGTTCCACTTAATCCTTCAATTGTAGTTACCCAACCATCAAGTCTTTCAGAATAGTAATAATCTTCTTGTGGATTTCCACAGTATAATGCTAAATGACATATCTGTGCTTTAAATCCTTCTTCATAACTATCATAATATTGATATTTATTGGTATTACTTCTACTCTTTATACCAGCTGAATTGTGATATTCTCTAAAAGTATAAGATGTATAATAAGCTGTTTCTAATGAAGATTGAGCAATAACTAATACAGGGTCAATATTAGCCTTTTCACATTCTTCATAAATAAATGGTACTAAATCAATAAACTCTTGTTCTACATCTTTATCTTTCATCCATTGAACACATTGCTCTTGTGTAGCACTTGGTTTTCCTTGAATTTTAGTATCTGCAAAAGATATATGTGGAAAGAGAAATAATATTAAAGATAACATTAAACAAATTATTTTTTTACTTTCCATATAAAATTTCTAATAATTTATTTTTTACGCTATTATTTTTTTTGCCTAATGCATCTTTAATTATATCAATTCCACTTTTATTTTCTTTTTTAGTAGATTTAACTTCTTCTATTTTAACTTCTTCTTTATCAGAATAATCTACACCTAAATAATCCATAATACCTTGAGCTACAAGTATACCATTTCTTTTTCTTTTTTCAGGACTATCAACTAATGACATACCCTCTTTTGAAGTAATAAAAGATATTTCAACTATTATACTTGTTGCATCGGTATTTCTAATTACGGCGTAATAATCTGAACCTTTCCCATTATATCTATTATAAATTTTAACTTCTGTATTACCTACTTCATAAAGTTTCTTACTTATACATTCGGCTAATTTTTGAGATTCATCTTCTTTTACAGAATATATCACCTCACCACGATTAACCTTTTCGTTTTGAGAAGCATTATGATGTATGCTTACAAATAAGTCTAAATCTTTTATTTTATTTGCCATTTTACTTCTATCTTCTAATGATATAAAAGTATCACCTGTTCTTGAAGTATAAACTTTTATACCGTGTTTTTCTAATTCTTCTATACATGCTTTAGCTGTTTCAAGATTTAAATCCTTCTCTTGGTATTGATTATCGTAGCTTATCGCACCTGAATCACTTCCACCGTGTCCTGGGTCTATGAATACTTTACTATCTGCAAATGCTAAATTAGAAAATACAAGTAATGATATTAAGATAGAAGTAAATAACTTCTTCCACATAATATCTACCTCCATCTAACATTTGTTAGATATTATTTTTTAATTAATTTGTAAACTAAATAACCAGCTATTCCTATCATTGAAACTTTAAATATATCAACTAAAGTTTCGACATAATTAGTCTGAATAGCCTCATACCAAGCCCCTGATGGTGTTATTCCTATTGCTAATAATATTACTATTATTACAAGTAATCCAGCAATAAATTTTTCTTTACCTTTAATAAAAGACTCTTTAACGTTTTTTAAAGGACATTGTTCTTGATTTTCAGCTTGTTTGCATTGTTGTTGAATTAATTCAATTTTTTCTTGTTCGTTTAGACCATATAATTGAGATTTATTCATATTATGCATCATTTCTGACATCATTCTAGTATTCTCTTGGTCTAATTTTCCTTTAATGATTAACTTTTGTCTTTGTACTTCAGCTTTTGCTTCAATTTCTTCCATCATTTTTTTCTCTAATGACTCGAAATTTACTTCTTTCCCATTATCAATTGGTAGTTTCATTTATATCACCTCTTTTCACATAAATATTTATGGAGATAATTATTATCTCCATAAAGAGGTGTATATAAATTTCATTGATGAGAATATATATTAACTACAATATTTTGATATAATTATTCTCCATTATGTTTATTTGAATAATTTCCTACCTTTCTCTCCTTATTCTCTCCAAAAATATGGGGATAGATTAACCGACCTTCTATCCCCAAAAAAGGAGAGATTAATATGATTAAATAAGGAGTGATATTATAAACAGAGGGGTAAGAATACCCCTCTTGAATATGTATAAAATTTGCCAAGGGTAAATAAAATATGAATAATTGGGAGGGTATAATTTAAATTAAATATATAGGAGTATTAAAATGAATAAACCCTTGGCTATGTAATGAGAAGGAATTTCACCTCCTCGTTTAAAGCCTCACACTTTTTGAGCTTACCGTCCTCGTCCCGTCCTCCTGAGGATAGTCTAGGCTTAGTGAGTCCCGTCTTAATCATTTATTTTCTTTATCTAATCTTATATCATAGCAACATTCTATTTCTTTGTCTCCTATAATTAATAACTTTTGAGTCGGATAAGCATATAAATTTAAATTTCTTGCATATTCATCAGATGAAATTAGACTTCCATTTATATGAACTATTGTTCTATGATTTGTTTCCATTCTACTTTCGTGCCAATGTCCTAAACAAAGCAAGTCTATTTTTTTATCTATTAGTGCTGATAATTTATAACTACTGTTTGTTTTAGCTACTTTATCTCCATGAGTTGCTATAACTGATAATCCATTTATTTCAGCATTTATTATTTCATCATCATAAGAATTTTCTATAAATGATATATTTGAAATATTTTTTAATCCTAATTCTAAATATTTTTTAATTAAATGTATATAATTATCTCTATTCGTTGCGTCTCCCTTTTGTTGAGAGCGACAATGATTACCTGTACATACTCCAATTAAAATATAAGGTATATGATTAGATAGTTTAATAATTGCTTCTGTTAATAATTCAGATGCGTTTATAATTTGGTCAATAAGATTTTCTCTATTTTGTAATCTTATTACATTATAATTTTCAGAAGATATTATATCTCCCATTACAAATACATGTAATCTATCTATATCATTTAGTTTGCAATACCCAATTATTTTATCTATCAATAAATTAACTCTTTCCTTACATATATCTGGATTAAATTTATTTACAAAATTATCTACTTCTATTCCGTAGTGCCAATCGCTAAAAAGTGCTATTGCAGATTTACCACTTGCAATCCTATTTTTATACTCATCATTTATTATTCTTGGTTGCATATTTAATTCATCTAATTTATGTTCTAATATTTCTCCTAAATTTTCTTTTCTTGCTAATTCTCTAATTTGTTTATTTACTTGTGTTTTTAAATCTTGTACTTTTACTTTTTCTTTTTTTAATTCTAATTCTTTTTGTATCAGTTTTTCATATTGTTCTTCTACTATCATTTCGGATGTTTTACTTTTTATATAATCATCATATATTCTTATTCCGTATCCTTCTCTTCTTAATGTATCTCTATGTTTAGATGAATTTAATAATTCTTTTATATCCTCCCACTCAACATCTTCAAATCCAACTTCTTTATTAAGAAGTCCTAATGATAATCTAATTTGATATTCTTCTAATGTTTCCCCTTCTCTCCTATTTAATATATTCATTTATATCACCTATTTATTAGCTGTTCTAGCTATTGAAATTTTAAAACCAATCTCCTCTAAGAATCCTTCGTTATCTTCTAATTCTTTTATTAAGTCAAATTCATCAACAATATTCATATCTTTATCATATTCAATTATATATAATCTATCATCTACTACTCTTAATTCACAATTTGCAAAATCCATTTTTAAAGTTTGTGATTTATTTATTTTCATAATATCCTCTCCTATTTAAATCATTTATTTAATCGTTCTTTTAACCTCTTTTTATATACATCTGATAATTCAACTTTCACACCATATTGTTTGGGTGAGTATTCTCCATTTGGCATTAATCTAGGATGTACGTCTACCATTTTAAAAGCGATAAATTCTTTTAATGGTATCTTACCATCTTCTTCTATATTATCAACTATTACGTTTGCTGTGACTTCAAAGATTTTTTTTAATTTATCTTGTGATATACGTAAACCTTCTTCTGCTAATGCATTTTGAAGTATTTTAATAAAGTCAACATACTTCATTTTCTCTCACCCCCTCTAAAACATACCATTCTACGTGGTTTTATCCTTACACTTTTTATAGTGCTAAAAATACCGAAAACACGAGGGTTTTTCCAAACTATTTCTTTTTTCTTTCACTTTCACATTTTTTACACATAGGCATTAATCCTTTTTTACCGTTTTTATTAAATTGACTAATTAATTTAATTTCTCCACATTTGCTACATTTTTTATAAGTACCTTTACTATTATTTAAAAAATATAAATCCATATGGTCGTTATAAAAACTTTTAACTATATTGTCACATATTCTATTGATTATTTTGCTTATTGCGTCTGCTGTAACTCCCAATTCTTTAGCTAATGTTCCATATGGAACATTATATCTAATACCTTCTATAATATAAATATCTCTATCTGATAATTCTCCCATTGAATACATATCTTTAATTTTTTTATTTATGTCATATGCAATTATAGCCAAATCTTTACTAGGGTCTAATTTTACTTCTTCCAATAATAACATAGCTTTTATATGTGTCGAATCTAAGTAATCTATTTTTTCTAATATGTTATAATTTGTTGGACATTTAGGTGGATTAATTTTAACTATATTTGTATAGGCTAATTTACAAGATATCATATAATCTTTCATATCTTTAAGATTATTAGTCAAATGATAAAGTGCTACATTAGTTCCCCTATCTCTAAGTTTATATATTTTACTTTCAATATCTAATACATTTTCATTAGACAAACCATATCTTTCTAATTGTTTGCTTAGTCTCAATTGAACATTCATATTTGATACTTTTATAACTTCATTTTTATTATATTGTAAACTACCTTCTTTTTTCATCTTCTCCATTTGTCTTTTTAATATATTTAAGTTGTGTTTTGCCTCTGTTAACAACTTTATTTTTTCTTCTTCATTATGCTTTATTCTTTCCCATGAATCTCTACTCTTTATTTCATATCTAGTTTTACTAACTTTATTTACGTAATCCTCATAACTACCATTAAATAAATCTCTCACTTTATAGTCCGATTGTTGTATCTTAATTGGAGGAGCTAATCTGTAATTTTTATCAGTTACAACATCATTATAAGTCCAACCTTCATTTAGTTCTATTTCTTTATTTCCTTTCTTCTCCTTTTTCTCATATCCATATAATAAATAACTTCCCATTGACTCTAAAAAAATAGCTACATCAGTCTCTTCCCATCTTGTGTCATTAACTCCTATATTAACTTTACATATTCCGCAATCCCAAATGTCTTGCCAAAATAAATCATTGCTCATTCCATATTCATTTAAATTTAATATATCATTAAGTAATAATTTTCTTTTATTAAAATCTTTTTCGTTCCAATCTATTTTGTATTTATAGTCATATAAGTTTTTTCCATCTATTTCTCCTTTGAATCTAACATTAGCCAACATTTTTCTCACTCCTTATCTTATTTAAATTATTTATTTCTCTTCTCCTCTAATGCATCTTCTTTCTCCGTACTTTCTTCTAACCATTCATTTATATCATCTAAAATTTGTTTTGTATAATTAGTAGCTTCATCTTCCCATATTCTATATACGTCTATTTCTTTTATTAATTCTTCCCATGTTTTCATTTTAATCTCTCCTTATATTTTATATTTATAGGAGGATTTTGTTTCCTCCTATATTACATTATACTATTTTAATCATTCAACTGTTCTTATTTATTATAAAAATCTTATTTCATTTGTACGAGTAAACTCTACCAAATGTTTTGTTCATTGGGGAAACATTCACAAAAGATTATAATCTTGCGAAAACTTGTTTGAGCAACTCTTGGATACTTGCTATCCAAGAGAATGTTTTAATAATAATAAGAGTTAAAACGTAAAAAATGCTTATAAACGTTGAAATTTCAACATTTCTTTAAAAAAAATGAGTGCAAAAAAGTACAACTTTTAAGGGGGGTTTTGTGCAAAAAAGTACAATCTACCTTTCGTCTCTAAAGAAATAAGTATCCATTATTTCTCTTAATTGCTCTACATTATCACCACTATATATTACATAAGGATTTACAACAAAGAAGTTTCCATCTGTTAATCTTACATGTTTAAATATTCTGCAATCTCTTCCATCTATATTTATTTTAAAACTTTCTAATTCTCTTTTGAATTTAGATAGATTCCCTTTATCTTCTGATATATTCAACTTTTTTCCTATGTCCCCTAAAGACATTGGAAGTATTTCAGCTTCATTACAATTTGGATTATGACAAAGTATATTACTAGAATAATGAATATAAGGTATTAATTGAAATACATTAGCTAACACTTTATGCTTTGATGTAGGAGAAATATCATATAAATCTTGAATAGTTGTTACAAATAATCTACAATAAGAGTTATCCTTAGGTAATCCATTAATATTTCCTTTATTAAAATATTCAGTATTAATATAATATTTTTTATCTTTTTCATATAATAAATTATTCTCTTTTACATCTTTTAAAAAATATGCAAAAGCTCTATCTGATAATTTTAATACACTTTTTACTGTTATCCTATCCATTGGAACAACTTTATTATATTGTTTATTAATTACTAATTGACCTTCGTTCCTATTGTTGTAATCTAGATAAGTTGCCAAATAGATTATTCTACTTATATTCGCTTTATCAATATTAATTTTGTTAAATAAGACATCATTCTTACAATATATCATATGAACATAACCTCCTAAATGATTACATAAAGATTTAAATTCATTTTTATTGTTTAAAAAATTCTTTTGTTTGTCAGTTATCTTCTTTTTTACATCTAAGACTATTTCTTCATTTTTTCCTAGTAATGCATTACCAAATATTTCACCTGTGTCGGCATCAACTGCTACTATTCTTTTATAATCCATTTTAAATCGTCCTTTCATGTTAATCTATTGGGCATACGCCCAACTTTATCTGTCTATCTATTATACTATTTTAATCATTTATTAATTCCCATTATTTAAATTATTTATTAGATATATGCCTTCAATAGAATACCTCTAAAAACGATTATATGACATTCTAAGACGTTTTATTAATCTTTTGGAATAGTTGTTCATTGAAATATTTTAACTCCTTAAAATGGATTTAAATAGGTGTAACCAATTGCAATAAATTTACATATAAATAGAAGAGAGGTGATTAATATGGAAGAAAATAATACTTATGCAATTGTAGGTGGAATGGGTTTATTGGCATTAAGTGGATTAAGTTTGCCAACTATTCCTTTATTATCAATTGGTATAGGAATGGTAGGATTAGGAAGTTTATATGGATGTTATATGATAGTTACTAAAGAAGAAAGAAAAAATAAAAGAGTATTAGAAGAAAAGAAGAATGAATTAGAAAGATTTTTTATAGGTGCAGGAATTAAAAATAAGGAAGGAGAAACACCTATATTAGCTAACATATGGGAAACGGATAATGGTCATATATATTCATTTATTAATCCTATCGGTATGAGTACACACGATTATGACAGTAAGGATATAGCTATAAAAGAATTTTTAAATTGTAAAGATGTATTATTTGAGATTAAAAATGATTTTTTAAATATAACTACTATTGAAGTTGATTTACCTAAGTTTGTACCATTTGTTTTACCTAAAAGAAATTCAGATGATTTAATAGTTGAATTAGGAGTAGACCAATTAGGTAAAAAAGTTAATATTAATTTTAGTAAAATTCATAGTTGGTTAATTGCAGGTGCAACTGGGTCAGGAAAATCTGTGTGTATTCATACTATATTAACACAATTGTATTCTAATTATTCTGATGATACTGAATTTTATATATGTGATTTAAAGAAAACAGAATTAAATAACTATAGAGATTTATCTGCAACAGTTGAATATGTAGACGATGTAAAAGATGTAGAAACTATAATAGATAAATTATTAAAGATATGTGATGAGAGACATTTATTATTTACGAAACATAATGTTAAAAATTTACAACAATATAATAAGAAAGTTATAAAAAGTAAACAATTACCTAATATTGTTTTATGTATAGAGGAATGTGCTAGGTTAATGAATGATAAACAATTACAAAATAAAATAGCAGAATTAGCATTTATAGCAAGAAGTGCTGGGATAGTTATCATAATGACAATTCAAAGAGCAACAAAGAATCTAATGAGTGGTGATATAAAATGTTCGTTATTAGGTAAGATAGGTTTTAAAACAGTAAATAGAATTAATTCACAAGTAATTATGGATGACGATAGATTATTTAAAATAAAAGAGCGTGGAGAATGTGCTATATCATGTGAAGATATATCTGTAGGTGAAACTAATGTAAAAGTTATGTATTTGCAAGAGGATAAAATTGATAAAATATTAAAACAAAATTGTAAATATAAAGAACATTTCTAACAGTAAAATCGTATTATATAATATAGGGGATTTTTATCTCCTATACTTATTAATAAATAATTAAAATAAGGAGTGATATTAATGGATAATAAAAAGAACGAAAGAATTAATCAAGAAAACTATAATAATTATGGAACGTTAATGAAAATAGTAGAGTATACTAATGCTAATGATATTATAGTGGAGTTTCAAGATAAATATAAAGCAAGAGTTCATGGAGCATATAAAGAATTTAAAAAGGGTTCTATTAAAAATCCTTTTGACAAAGAAGTTTTTGGTGTTGCATTTTGTGGCGTAGGCGATTATAAACCTACAATTAATGGAAAAATAACTATTGAATATAGACATTGGTATGATATGATTAGAAGATGTTACGACCCTTATCGTTTAAATGAGTTCCCAACATATATAGATTGTTATGTGTGTGATGAGTGGTTAAATTTTCAAAATTTTGCAAAATGGTTTCATGAACATTATTATGAAATTGAAGGGGAAAAAATGCATTTAGATAAAGATATTTTATATAAAGGTAATAAAATTTATTCATCTGAAAATTGTATATTTGTCCCTGAAAGAATAAATTATTTATTTCTTCAATCTAATGCAATTAGAGGAAAATGTCCAATTGGTGTAAATTATAGTAAATCTGCTAATAAATATCAAGCCAGTTGTAATATTTTAGATGATAATTTAAAAAGTAAAAAAATATATTTGGGTTTATATAAAGATAAATTTGAAGCATTTTTAACATATAAAACATTTAAAGAAAAACATATTAAGCAAGTAGCTGATGAATACAAAGAATTTATTCCTAATAAGTTATATGAAACTATGTATGAATATAAAGTTGAAATAGATGATTGATAGAACTAATTAGTTCTATTTTTTTTAAATAAATAATTAAAATATGGAAACATTTTTATACTATTACATATATTATACTATAAAACAAATTAAAGAAAGGATTGAGATATATGTTAGATAGAAGTAAATATTATCCTAAAAATGCAACACCAGTTGAAAAAATGATTTACGATTATAAACATGAAATAAGTATGTTAGAATGGTGTAAAGAACAAGTAGAACATTATAAATGGCAAGAAAAAATGGAAACAGGAGTATTAGAAATGTATGTAGGTATGTTAAAAAATACTAAATGGAGTGAAAAAGAAACTGTAAAAATAGAAAGAAAAAGAGCTGTGGATAGACAAAATGCAAAAGTAAATCTTACGAAAAAGAAAATTTTAGATTGGGAAAAACAAGTTGAAGAACATTTAGAAAATATGGAAAATTTAAGTCAATTGATGATAGAATATGAAGGATATGAAAAAGATGAATTATTAAAAGAATTAAAAGAGATAAGATGGAACAATTCAAAAGTAGATAGTGGATGTTTTACAACTAAACCTAATAAATTTTATAAATATTGTAAATAAAGAAAGGGTTGATATATATGTTAAATGGATTAATAAAAAATATAATGGTAAAAAGTATAGTAACAGTTTTATTATCAACTAATGTTATTGGCAATACTACAACAGAAACTAAAACAGTTGAAAATATTGATAATAATACTAAAATAGAAGAAAAAGTAACTGAAGAAGTAGTCGAAGAAGAAAAAGAAGTAGTTAAAGAAGAAAAATTTGAAGAAGAATCTGAAGAAGAAACTAAGATAGTAACAGAAGAAGAAAATTATGAAGAGCAAGAAGACATATATGAATGGAAAAATGAAATTATTACAGAAGAAATAGCTAATAATCCTAATTTTGAAGAACAATATAATGAATTATTAAATATATATAATGATTACAATAGAATAATTTATTATAGAAGTCCTAATTATATGAAAGAACAACATGCACAAGTTAAAGATGAATGGAGAAAAGAATGGGTAAAACAATTATATGCGATGGAATTGGATGAAAATTCTATATTAAATGAATTAAAAATATCAATGATATCACTAGTAAAATTAGATTATGGATACGAAAACTGTTCTGATATAATATCTAGAATCAATAATAATTTATAAAATAGGATATAGTATATATGGTAAATAGGAACAAATTAACAATTAAAATAGTATATATATACTATACAAATGATAAATTTATTAAAAAACTAAAGAAAATCGTTAAAAAATAGCGTAAAAAACTTTAAAATGGAATAAAAAATACCGTTTTTAACAAAAAATAACAAAATTCATTAACAAAAAATAACAAAAAATGAGGTGATTTGTATGGATAAAATAGTCAAAAGAGGACAAATATATATAGCGGAATTAGGTAATGATTACAAAATAGGCGTTCAAAGTGGAAAAAAACCTGTTATTATTGTTTCAAATGATGTAGGTAATATACATAGTCCATCTGTAATCGTGGCTGTTGTTACCTCTAAAAATAAGAATATGATACCTACCCACTTTGAAATAGACTTAAAATATCCGTCAACTGTAATGTTAGAACAGTTGTTTACCATAAATAAGGAGGATTTATTAACCTATATAAGAGATTTAACAGATGAAGAAATGAATGATTTAAATAGATGTTTAAAAATATCAATAGGATTATAGGAGTGATGACATAATGATAACTAAAAAATATAAAAACTATCCAAATATGATGTTTGTCAATGAGAATACATTAAGCAAACTTAAGATGTTTCAAATAGATTTAAAGATATTCCTTAAAATAAAAACTCTTAAAGAAGTGAAAATAGTAGTATGTAATGATATACCAAATAATGAAGCTTACTTTTATATAAATAGATTTAGAAAAGGTGAGATATTAAAATTTGATATATTAGATTTATTAAAATAGGAGGGTGTTATAATGATAATAAGTCCAATATTTTATATGGGTAATAAAAAGAAATTAATAAAAAAAGGTTTAATAGAATTATTTCCAAATAATATAGATACTATGATTGATTTATTTTCAGGAAGCGGAATAGTTGCATTAAATACTAAAGCAAATAAATATATTGTAAATGATATAGATAGTAATTTGATAGATTTATATAATTTATTTCAAACAAAAGATAAAAATGAAATAATAAATCATATTGAAAATAGAATAAATGAATATGGATTAGCTAGAGAAAGAACTAAAAGAAATGAGTTTAAAGATAAAGAAAAAATAGAACAGTATAAAAAAGCATATATGAATTTAAGAAAATATTATAACGAAAATAAAAATGTATTAGACTTTTACACATTAATGTTTTATTCATTCTCACAACAATTTAGATTTAATAGTAAAGGTGAATTTAATATGCCTTGTGGTAATGATTGTTTTAGTGAAAAAAATAAAGAGTATATAGAAAATGGATGTAATTTTTTTAATAGTGATAATGTTTTTATAACTAATTATGATTTTAGAAAATTAAAAATAGATAAATTAAATAAAAATGATTTTGTATATTTAGACCCTCCATATTTAAATACAACTGCAACATATAATGAAAATGACGGTTGGACTATAAGAGAAGAAAAAGATTTATATAAATTATGTGAAGAATTAAATAATGAAAAAATAAGATTTGGATTAAGTAATATATTTGAAAATAAAGGTATTAAAAATGAAGGATTAATAAAATGGTGCGAAGATAATAATTGGAATGTGTATACTTTTGATAAGCATACTTATATGGCCTGTGGCAAAGGTAATTCAAATGCAAAAGAGGTATTTATAACGAATTATGAAATGAATAATTAATAAAGGAGGATATTATGTTAAATAAACGAATCACTAAAAGTTTAAGAAATAAAATTATATCAAGCGTCTTAATATTTGTAATGACATTAGGGGGATTTGTTGGTTGGATATACCAAAATAATAAAATAAATGAATTACAATATCAATTAGAATTGAAACAAATGAAGGAAGAAAGAGCAACGGATTATACGATATCTTCTTATGATACTAAAAATATAGAATTTAAATTTAATGAAATAAAAGAATATAAAATAATGGATTCAGCTATATCTATGAAACATAAATATATCTATACTGATGAAGCATTTTTAGGACTTCATAGAAAAGCTATATTAACAGGTAATGTAAATATATATTTTCAATATAATGTATCATTAGTAGATGCAGAAATCAAAGAAACAAGCGATAAAATAATAATAAATATTTCAAAAGCATATTTAGATAAAGATACTGTCCATATAATACCTAATACTTTTATAAAGATAGAAGATGAATGTTCCCATAATATTTTATCTAACTACGAGTCTGGAAGGAAAATTCAACAACATTGGAATGAAAGTGCGGTAGAAAATTCTTATAAATATATAGAAGAATATTTTAATGACAGTAAAAAAATAGAATTATACACAAAAGAACAAGTTAAAGAATTAGTTCAAACATTAACCAATAAAAAAGTAATAGTAAACATTAAGGAGTGATTAAAGTGAAAGATTGTAGGTCAGGTGAGGAAAATTATAATGCATTTGGAACATTAATGAAAATAATAGAATATAAAAATTGCGATAACATAATAGTTGAATTTCAAGATGAATATAAATATAAAAAGAATTGTAAATATAAATGTTTTAAAAAAGGTGAAGTAAAAAATCCATATGATAAAACTATTAATAATATTGGATTCTTAGGCGAAGGAAAATATGATAGTAAAAATAATTCTAAAGCATATAAAGTATGGACTTCAATGCTAAGAAGATGTTATGACCCATATGAATTAAATAAATATCCTACCTATATAGACTGTTATGTTTGTGAGGAATGGCATAACTTTCAGAATTTTTGTAAATGGTGGGAAGAGAATGTATATAATTGCAATAATGAACGTATGGAATTAGACAAAGATATTTTAATAAAAGGCAATAAAATTTATAGTCCTAAAACTTGCATTATAGTACCTCAAAGAATTAATAGTTTGTTCGTTAAATGTAATGCAAGGAGAGGTACTTATCCAATTGGTGTATGTTGGGATAAAGAGCGTAATTTGTTTGCATCATATTGTTGTATTTTAGAAAACAATAAAAAGAAAAATAAAAAAATAGGTAGATACAATAATGAATTAGATGCATTTTTAGCATATAAACAATTTAAAGAAAAGTATATAAAAGAGGTTGCTGATGAATACAAGGATTTAATTCCTTCTGAATTATATGAAGCATTATATAAATATAAAATTGAAATAAATGATTAAAATAGGGGAGATAATTATGTTAAATGCATTATTAAAATGGGGGAAACAGGTATTAATATTATTACTAATGGCTTTTTTATTAACTACCAATATAGGATATACTCAAAACAATGATTATATAAAATGGGATGTAGGTAATACAATAGAAGTAACTCAAATACAACAAAGAAAATATGATGTTATAATAAGAGCAGGAGAATGGGCTAATGAAACCACTGCTAAACCAGGGAAAAGAGCATATGTAAATAATCAATCTATAAACGTACCTAGTGATATACCATTAAGAAACGACCACGATGGCAAAGGTTTTTATATATCTGAAGCAGATATAAATAAAAAAATAGCTATAAAAACTTATAATGAATTAAAAGCAAGAGGTGTAAATGTTGGTTTACAAATAGCAAGTGGTAAATCTGAAGATTTAAATGCAGCTGCTAGAATATCTAATAAGAGTAATCCTTATTTATATCTATCTTTACATCATAATTCTTATAATGGAACTTCAAAAGGCTATTTTGCTATGTATAATCAAAATGATGAATTAAGCAAACAAATTGCAATTAGATTATCAAATTCTATAAAAGATAATGGTATGGTTAATCAAAGAGATAATAGGGTTAATAATGGATATATAGGTGAGTTAAACCATCTTAATAAAACTACAATAGGTGTATTACTTGAATTAGGTTTTTTTGATAATATATCCGAATTAGAAATTATATGTGGAGATGATTACACTAATTATGTTTCAGTTCATTTGGCAAATGAAATAATTAATATACTTAATGAAATAAAATAAAGAGGTGTTTAATATGAGTTGGAAATATGGAATAATATGCGAACATTGCGGTAGATTATTAAATAAACCAAAATGTATAAGAACACAAACAAAATATGTATTATGTGATAAGCACAGTAATCAAATGCAAGAATATGGAAAATTTTTAGATAATATACAAAGATGTAAAAAAGACGATAATGAAATAATTGAATATGAAGATTATGCAGAAGTTATATTATACAATTTAAGAGGAGAAGAGGTAGCTAGAGCATTGATAGATTTAGATTGTATTGATTTAATTAAAAGCGACCATTGGTATTTAACTAGTGCTAATTATATGATGGGTAAGAAAAAAGGTTTATATCATAAAATAATTATTGATTCAAATATAGTTGACCATATAAATAGGAATACATTAGATAATAGAAGATGTAATCTTAGACCCGTTACATCTAGTCAAAACCAAATTAATAGAAGTAAACAAAAGAATAATACTAGTGGAGTTACAGGAGTATATTTTTGTAATACTAAAAAGAAATGGAGGGCAGTTTTAGAGAAAAATGGTAAGATAGTTATAAGAAAATATTATAATAGTAAAGAAGATGCAATAAAATGTAGGCTTCAAGGCGAAAAAGATTATTTTGGAGAATATGCGCCACAAAAACATTTATTTGAACAATATGGAATTAAATAAATAATTAAATTAGGAGGAGTAATAATGTATTTCGGTATAGAATTAATGTTTGAATCTTCAAAATTATTATTAGATTATTTAACAAATTACTATGGATTTAATGCTTTTATCATAGATGGTATCGAATCTTTAAAAGTTATAGAATTAAGAGATGCAATTAATAAAGAAGATAAAGTTAAATCAGTAAAATTATTATTACAATTAGATAGAGAAATAGATATATTAAGAGATAAACATTGTTACAATAGTTCGGAATTACCATATCGTTCTTCTTTTAGAGCAATAGCAAAAGATATATATAGAGAATTAAAGAAGTCTTGGTTAATATATAATGATGAACTTAAATATGTAGCTTACATATTAAGATTCATTAGTACATCAGATTATTACCAAATAAGAGAAATGCTTATTAAAAGAAGTAAAACAATGTATGATTATTGGGATATACCTATTGACCCTGATGATTGGTATTGCAATTATATCCCAATTGAATGTATTTTAGATTACTGTATTAAACTAGTAAGATTATATATGTAACCTTAAATAACCTATATATGAATATACCCCCACAAAAATATATCCATATATAGGTTTATTTTTATATAATAGTAAGTTTATTATAGTCTGACATTTTCAACATTAGTCCTTCTTGTAACTTTATGCAGGTAGAATATTTAAATTGTTTACAAAAGTTACGAAACCTATCTTGTTCTTTTTTGTTTTCCCATAATAATACAGTTTTTTTAAATGGTTTAGTATATGGTAATTTAAATTTATTTAATTTGAATCTATGTTCTGTTATTTCCTTAGTCTTAAAGCTATTTTTCTTAGTTGTAAACATAAGCTGGCCATTCATATACACTAACAATTGTATATCATCTTTAAGTATCTTAAATTCATATCTTATATTATAGTTTTTCCAGGCACTTAGCTTATTCATAGGTTTATCTCTCCTTTATCTTTATAATAAATAATCTTATTATCAATAGATATTAACACACAATAGGTAACAGCTATTATAATTAAGACTTATTTATTATTTAGTTATAATACATACTATTCAATTGGATTAAAAATGTTCCTAATAATTAATGAATTTATTTTTATATTTTGTAGCCGAACAAAATTAATAAATAAAACTATCAAATTGTATTTGTTTTTATAGGTATATCTAATTATTGATATACCTTATTTTTATATTTATGTTATTCTCTTTTAGTAAGGAGCCTACTCCTACTTCTGCCCCACATTGCTTTTATGAAAACATTGTGGAAACATTAACCAATTATTACATAATATAAAATGAGGTGATTTATATGAGTAAGAGATTTACTAAAAGAGATTTAGATATAATTAATTTTATAGAAAAGCATAAGGCTGTCAATAGTAGTCAATTAAAGAAATTATTTAATCTAACTAATTCTACATTGAGTAGAAGAATGAAATTTATAATAGAAAACAGCAATGTTAAAAAATACAGATATATTCCTCAGATGAATTGGTACGATAATAAATACAAAGGTTTAATACCTAATGAGAATGTATATTATTGGAAAAGAAAACCAAAAAATATTATGCATACATTATTAGTTAATGAAACATATTTATATTTAAAAGATAGGTTTAATATCATAGAATATGAATTAGAATATCCTATTGTTTATGAAGATGTGGTAGTTAGAGCAGATATATATTTTAGTTTTAAATATAACGATTGCGAATGGGATTATTTAATAGAAGTAGAGAACAACAAAAGTTGGAATTATAGCAAATATTTAAAATTACAGGAAGGGAATATAATATTGCCTAAAATAATTGTTTTATCAGATAGAAGATTGTATAATAAAACAAATTATGAAGTGATAAAAGGAAGATTAAATTTAACTGACCTAGAAAAGAAGATTAAAGATGATTTAATTCAGCAAGAGTTCGGATACAGAATTAATAAAAAATAACAATAAAAATAGCCATCAAGAGTACAAATATAAGGAGTTATTCTAGATTTTGTACTCGATAATTTTACCATATAGTTATCAATAATTTAATACATTTAAATGTTTATTTTTAACCATACCATTTTACGTATATTTTAAAAGGTATGGTATTTTTTTATGTTTAAAAATATTAAATAAAAAGTTTACTTTATTTAAATATGAATATACGGATTTTAGATATGTTTCATTTTATTTAGTTTTATCTTATTTTTTAGATATTTCTATATAAAATGTAATAGAAATTTTTTTCATAATTTTACGAGATAATTTTTATGAAATAATAAAGTATGGTTGTATTGTGGTATGTATTTTATATATTGCAGAGAAAATTATATTTAAATAGTATTGGATGATATTTATGTATAATTTTTTTAGATGTATTTATACGTATTTAGGTATGTTTTGTGTATGGATGTGAGTGAAGGTGTGGAGGTGAATGGAGGTGCGTGGAGGTGCGTGGAGGTGCGTGGAAATAACTACATTATATCTAATGGTGTAGAATTTTGTCGAATTTTATGAAAGTAGGGGGATAGTTCAGAGAACTGATACTACTCTAAACTATGCTATACCCAGTAAAAGAGCCTTTAAGTGCCATCGTTGGAACATATAGGCCGTTTTCTGCAAAATTTATTTTTATTATGTGCAAAAAATTTTACACAACACAACACAACACAATACAACACAACACAACACAATACAATACAATACAATACAACATAATATAATCATAATATAATCACACTGCATTACATAAAACGACAAAAAAATTTTTTTAAAAAGTGTAACATTTTTATCACTATCACATATAATATTATTAAGAACGGCAGGAAGGGACGTTCAGAAATATATCCTTCAAAAAAAATTTTTTAAAAAGCTGTAACACTTTTAAAGCAATAACATATAATATTATTAAGAACGGTAGAGGGAACGTTCAAAAATATATTCCTTAAAAATTTTAAAGAAGCTGTAACACTTTTAGAACTACAGCATATATTATTATCAAAGTAACAACAAAGCAACAACAAAGTAATAAGAAATAACAACAAAGTAGTAACATATTTTATAGTAGTTGCATATAGTATAGTAATAACAGCACTTTGAAAACTTAATATCGTGATTTACCAAAGACAAATAGTATAACGGATGATAATGTATGAGTAGGGTCGACTTGTCCCCACATACTTCATATACATAAAACATATGAAAAAAGTGTAACAAATAAATGATTACAACATAGTATATATTATAAATAAAAATTAAGGAGGAAATAATATGAAAGTTAAATTTTTACAAAATTATATCTCAAAACTAAATGGTGTATCATTTTACTATGAAGATAAAAAAGAAATAATGTTTTTAAGTACAGCAAACGATACAGAAAAATATTGGAGAATAACTTATAAAAAAAATGTATGGGAAGACAGAGGATATAGCATAAGTGGCGAAGCTTTACAAGAATATGAAAATTTATTAACATATAGTGAACTCAAAGATTATATAAAAAGAATTTTAGAAATAAATACCTTAAAATAAATTTTATACAGAGGATTCAAAATCCTCTTTTTACATAAAACTTAAGAAAAAAGTGTAACAAATAAATGATTACAACATAGTATATATTATAAATAAAAATTAAGGAGGAGCTTGATATATATGAAAAAATTCAACGCATCAAACTATTATTACCTTGCAAATAATAAAACTATAAACAAAGAGGATATAAACGTTGGAGCAACTTTATTTGATGGCAAATGGATAACAAACTATACAGAAGCTAGTGAAATAAACGTGGAAAAATACAATAAAATAAGTATATATGTACCAAGTACAATAAACGTTAACAAAGTAAATCCAGACTTTGAAAACTTAACTCAAGATACAATTAAAAAACTACAAGAAAACTTTAATACAGACGTTCAAAGATATAATACCCAAGGCGCATGGAAAGCTGAGGATGGAGAAATAGTTTATGAGAATATAAACATTTTAACTATAGGTACAACTGAAGAAAATTTTGAAAGTACTTTGAATTATTTTATATCACTTGCAGAACAATTTAAAAAGGACTTAAGCCAAGAGGGTATAAGTATAGGTATAAATAATGGATTATTAATCATATAAATGGAGGTACAACATGGAAAATATAATCGCAACTATAATTACAAGTGGTCTTGTATATATAGTTAAAGTATGGATAAGAGGGAACTAAATTCCCTCACTACATAAAACCAAAGAAAAAATTTAAAAAGTGTAACAAAAAGTATAAAGTAGAATATAGTATAGTATACCCACAAAATAAAAAATTAAAAATATATGGAGGTAATAATATGTTAAATAATATAATAGCAGACTTAAAAAATCTTGAAGGTAAATTAGTAGGAAAAAATTCATATTTTGAAAAAATATATACAAATGAAGCTCCTATTAATATGATAAGCACAATAGACGTTCTAGAAAATTTAAAATCATATGAAATGGATAACTTCATTGGTTATGATTTTGAAAAAGAATTGGAAATGGAAATTGATTTTGATGAGTATTTAGAATTATATGGATATGAAGAAATAAGAAGCGATAACACATACAATTGGTTAGCACCATTAACTAATCACATTAATTTTAGAATATACGAAAGTAAAATGATGGATGATATAATAGTAGAATTAAGTGTCCACAGATACGGCGACGTGAGATGCAACTATACAGAAGAAAGTTATTTAAAATTCCAAAATGATTTTGAATTCTACGAAGTATTAAGTGAATCAAGAAAAAATTTATTTACAATAAAAGACAATAAAAAATATGATATATATATAGGCGTATTTAGTGAGTGTCCTGAGATAGAAATATGTGATATAGATAATGAATATGAATATGAATCTGTATATGGTTATGAAGCATATGAATTATTAGAAGAATTATTAAATTCAAATATTAACATAGAAGTATTATAGGGGAAAATATTTCCCCTCCTACATAAAACTCAAGAAAAAATCTAAATTTAAGTTTTAAATAAAAAAGTATACCCACAAAATAGGAGGTAATAAAATGCTTGATAATATAGAAATAAGAAAGGTTAAAATAACAACAATATTTGTAGCTAGAGTTAATGATAATGATGAAATAAATGAAATTTCAATAAGATTTAAAAACAAGGAAGCTCAAGAAATGGAAGTAATTTACGCAAAAGGATGTAGAAAAACATTTAGAGATTTTAAAATACCGCAAAAATATAAATGTTATATTAGATACGCAATTAATTATTTAGGATATTAAGAGGGGAAAAATCCCATTCGTACATAGAATTCAAAAACAAAATAAAATTTAAATTTAAAAATTCTATGTATAAAGGAGGATAGGATAAATGAATTATAATCTTAATAAACAAGGTAATAAAAACTGTAAAGGTAATGAAGGGATGATAAGAAAAAATATAAAAGATATGGAGAAAAATGAAATTGAATATTTAAAAAATATAATGAAAAATCTAAATGACTTGACAATAACTAATCACGCACTAGAAAAAAATTTAATTACATTAGATAAAATTCAAGAAATAATTAAAACTAGAAAATACAAAATAATAGATTACAATTATAATATGATATCAAAAGAGGAACGTATAATGTTTAGAACTAAAAATGAATATGAAGTTCAAAATAATGAAGGTATAAGTGAAAAATGTTATTGCAAAATAGTAGTATCCATAACAAATAAGTGTATAGTTACTACCTGGATGAATAGAGTTACAGATGAAAATATGAAACAAAACAATTTAAAAAATAGATATATTTCTAATTTTGATATTATAAATAAAAAGGTTAAATTTTAATTATAGCATCTCAGTATATATATAATATAATATAAAAGGAGGTTATCTCCTTATTACATAAAACTCAAGATAAAAAGTGAATTCAAATATAAAAATCTAATTCCCTTGGAGGTATTTTATGAATAATATGGAAATTAGAATTAAAGATGCATACAACAAAATGACAATAGAAGAGCAATATAAGCTAATGGAAACATTAGAAGGTAAAAATTTAGGCCAACAGGAAGGCGATAAAGATACAATTGAATCAATAACTAATATATTATTAGAAGTTACTACAATTGTAGCTAAAATGTTAAGAATAATATGAATTCAATAATTTAAATAGGAGCTGATACTATGACAAATAATATGATTAAATGGTTGGAATTAGATGCATATATAAATGATAATATAAAATTTATGACAAATGAAGAATATCAAGAGTATGTTAAAGAATTATATAGATTATATGAATTAATTATGGAGGAATAAAATTCCTCTTTTACATAAAACTCAAGATAAAAAGTAAATTAGAATATTAAAATAATAATCGCTTGGAGGTATTTATATGAAATTATTTAATAAAGAATCTATGGAAGAAAAACAAGCTAGAGAACAACAAGAAAAAGAAATGAAAGAGCAAGTCAATAACGATATAGAGCAATACAGAATAAATTCCAAAAAAATTTTTGAAGTTGGAAGTGCTGAATCAATAGTGTTAACTAATGACAACAAAATAGTATTTGTATATGATGAGAATGTGCAGCATAGAGAATCTATTAAAAGAATAGATAAAGTAATAGCTATAGATGATATATTAAAAGTTGATATAACATGCAAAACTAGTACTAAATATGTACATCAATGGTATAACATATTAGTCTATACAATGGAATATAAGGAGCAAATCCAATATCTAGAATTAAAAATAATAACACTAGATGAAATTTATAGATTTAAAATAGATAACGTTTATGCAAGAAAAACAAGAGAAAAATATTTTGATAATCTTGAGATACTAATGACGTATCTAGAGAAAAATATAAAATAAAAGAGGATTTGAATATCCTCTTTTTTTATGTAAATAATCATTTATAGTTCAATGATAAAATTATACCTTGAAGGTATTGAACATAGCTTAAAATTGATTTAAATGCGTTTTAGATACATATCACATAAATGAAAACCCAAATAAAAAGTGAATTCAGATTTAAAAATATAAAGTATGAAGTTAAGTGGTTAAGTGTAAATAAAAATAGTATAACATATTAAGGAACAAATGGTTCCTATATGAAGGAGGTGTTAATATGTATAAAAGAAAAGGAATAAAATATTCAATCAGAAGATATATAAACATGGATAATAATTTTACTCAGATACCTAATGATGCATTTAGAATTATAGCTAATGGGAATTGTTTTATTGTATATTGCTATCTATGTAGGAATTACAATAAGGATTATGATTATGCATTTCCAAGTATAAAGTGTATATCTAAAAATACAGGATTATCAGTACCAACAGTTCAAAAGTGTCTTAAGGAATTGGAAGAGGATGCAAAACTCATAAAAAAAATCAAATTCCAAAACAAAGAAAATGGCTACTTGAATAATTGCTATAAAATCTATTTCCCTGTTATCCAAGAAGAGAAAGACGTATATGATATACCACAACTTACAGAGGAGCAGATTAAAGAATTAGAAGAATTTGAAAATAGTATATATGAAATAGAAACAGAAGAGTTTGAAATAGAAGATGAAGAAAAAGATAGTTAAAAATTTCATTTAAAATTCATTTTAAATGATAATATAGGTATTTATATATAAGTATTAGTATATAGATATTAATATATAAGTATTAATAGTATTAAGATATTTATATAGCCTATATAAAATTTATATATACCCTATATAAGATATTTATATAGGGTTATATAAAATATTTATATTATTAGTACACACTTAAAAATCTTGATAAAAAACTGAATTTGATTTTTGTAAAGAAAGATATAAAGTAAATAATTAAAATACTAAGGAGAGATTAAATAATGAACCATTTTTATATTTATATGATGTATAATGAAAAGAATGAATTGTTATACGTTGGACAAACTAAAAATTTAAAAAAGAGATTTCAAGGTCATTTTACAAAAGCTACATTAGAAGTAGACACTTGGAAGAAAGATGTAAGTTATATTGATACATTTGAATGTAAAACTGAATATGATATGAGGATATTAGAAATATATTTAATAGGAAAATTAAAACCAAAATACAATATAGAATTTGTTTTTGAAGATGATGTAGCATTAGAAATAAAATTTGAAAAATTTAATTATAAAAGATATTTAGTTCATGAAAAATCTATGACGGAATTTAAAGAAGGTATGAACATGTCTAATGAAATAGATAACATATTATTAAATGATGATTTAAAAATCAAAATAAAAAATAGAATTGAATTATATAAAGGTAAGATGAATAATAATTATTTTAATAAAAGAGAAACAAGAGGGAACGAATTATCTCATTTATGGTTTAATAATCAAGCAACAGATGAACAATTAAATCAAATTACTTTAAATACACACAATTATTTAAGAAACATAACTAAATCTAAAAGTAAAAATAGCTTACTAATTTTATACGACCAAATTATATTAGATATGTTTGATAAAAAGAAATTAAAAGGTTGTTTAAAAAGTATAAGATTTTTAAATCAATATTTTGATGAAACTTTTAATAATAAAAATTCTATTGTATATTTAGTAAATGATTTTTCTTATGGATATGACAATGTCAATAATATAGCTTATTTAATTTCCCTGTTAAATTATGTAATAGATAATTCGGAGGGTAAAATCAACTTGTATTTACCTTCTAAAAGAATGAGGGAATTATTTCTGAATTGGTTAAATAGTTAAAATAGGTATATAAAATTCTAGAAAAAAAATTGAAGCTGAACTTGATATAACTAAGCACTTGATGACTTTACATCAGTGCTTTATTTATTGTATTAAAAATCTTGATAAAAAACTGAATTCAAATTTTAAAAACTAAAGCTATTGATACTATTGCAATTGACATATATTCCTTAGGCTTCCAAGTGCATAATTAGTCCTAAGATAAGGACTAAAAATATATTCCTTGAGTATTCTCTTGGCAACCTGTTAGATAATGTTATGTATCAATAGCACCCTAATACCATTATCGTTTCACTTAGTCGCATTGCTGCTGCTATTCCTCCTATATAATTTATGAATCGGTTATATAAATCCGATTAACAATATAGCTTATGATTACAGATATATCATAATTACTATACGGCTATATTTACTACCTTGGCTACAGCTCACCTGTCAAGTTTATAGTGTTAATAGGTATTCCACTACCAATTGTAAATATATACATATAATATTATATATAATATAATACTTAATATTATAAAAAAATATTGAATATTATATTGCAAAATAATCCTATACGTGATATTCTTATATATGGGTCGGCACTTTAAAAGGGCATACCTATAAAGATAGTCAAGGAAAAGAACAACCATATTATATACAGGATAAGGGTTTTTAACAATTGGGTTTCTCTTATTCAGTTAATTTCCTAATTCATATTGGCGTATGAATAAGGATTATCAATTTGTATTGGCGTACAATTGATTACTTAAAATTTATTTACGATTAATATAATATAATATCATATCATAATTTGTCAATAAAAATCTAAAAACATTTTTGAATTAAGACGTCTAAAACATTTCTATATCAATCTAAATTAATCTCAATAGTATACCCTCCATTATTTGGAGGGTTAAAACTCTAGGTTAAAAAGTGAATTTGAATTTTAAATGGAACAGTTGAATGATTAAAATAGTATAATAGGTTAAGAGGCTATTAAATAGCCTCTAAATAATATTTATAGGAGTGATTGAATATGGAATTATTAGAAGTTAAAGGTAAACAAAATTTTATGGGGATAGAAATACCTATAATTGAAGGAGGTTTTGGGGAAAATTATAGATGTTTATTAGCTAAAGATATAGCGGAAATACACGGAGTTAGAACTAATGATATTAATGATTTAATAAATAATAATATAGATGAATTTGAATTCGGAATTGATATATTAGATTTATGTAATAAAAATTTTAAAACCGATGCAATCGGTTTAGGTTTTATAACTAGTAATAGACAAAAATATTGTTATTTATTATCAGAACAAGGATATATGTTATTAGTTGGATTTATGAAAACAGAAAAAGCAAAAGAAATAAGAAAAAAAATAAGAAGAGAATATTTTCAAATGAAAGAGTCAATTAAAGAAATAGGAACTATAGAGGAATTTCATAAAGATTTATTAAATAAAATGGAGTATGATAAAAAAACTATAATAAAGAAAAATGATAATCAAATTAATGATATTATAAATGTGGTTCAAAATTTAGTTAATACTGTAACTTCATTAACAAATCAGAATACTATATTGATGAATAAGAATAATGAATTATTAGAAAGAATGTTAGATATGAAAGAAGAAAAAGAAATAGGATATAATGATAAAATTATGGAAACAGTATCATTTGAAGATGATGTAGAAAAAGAAATAAATAGTTTTCAAAATGTAACTATGAAATTACAAGATTTTTGTGATTTCATAAATTCAAAAGGAACTGTAGAAAAGAAATTAGGTATCCAATTAGTAAATCAATTGCTTAGAGATAATGGAATTTATGATAAATATAATAATCCAATTGAAGAAGATAATAATTATTTTGTAAAAGATAATCAAAGATATTTAATTACAAAATATGGAATGATAATGTTATATAGATTAATCAAAGAGCAAATTACATTTAGATATTCAGTTAGAAGATAAATAATTAAAATAGTATAATAGGTTAAGAGGCTATTTAATAGCCTCAGAATAATATTTATAGGAGTGATAGATATGGAAAATAAAGAATTAGAGCTATTAGAAAACAAAGATATTAGAGAAAGTTTAATGGAGAGAATTGAAGTTCTAAATAAAGTTAAGGAATTATTATTATTACCAATTGGTGAATATGCAACTACTGAATTAGTCGCACAATATTTTGAAGTAACTGTGGAAGTAATTAAAATGCAGTTAAATAGAAATAAAGATGAGTTTATATCTGATGGTTATAAAGTATGGAAAAGAAAAGAATTACAAAATTTAGATAGTAACTTAAACTTACTATCTAAAAGAGGTACATTTGCAATAGTTGATAAAGATGGAAATGAAATATTAACAGCACCAAATACAGGGTTAGCCTTATGGACACCAAGAAGTATATTAAGAATGGGAATGTTATTGAGAGATAGTAGAGTAGCAAAAGAAATAAGAAATCAATTATTAAATGCATTTGAAGTTGCAAAAGAAAAAGATGAAAGTATAATTACACAAAATATAGATAAAGAAAAACAATTGTTAATCAATATTGCAATAGCTAATAATCCTATGGAACAAATGGTTGCTGTAAACGAATATAAACAATATATGGAAAGATATAAAGCAGATGCAGAAAAATATACAACTATTTATAATAGTGATAAATTATACACTACAACTGATATTGCAAAGGATTTAGGAATGAGTGCAAGAAAATTAAATACTATATTATATGAAAAAGAAATCATATATAAAAAGGGTAATACATGGTATTTATATAGTAAATATGAGCATATGATACCTGAATATGCAGATTATAAAATTACAGAATATGGGCAACAATTAAAATGGACTAATAAAGGTAGAGAATTTATTATAGATTTATTAAATAAATAATTAAAATAGTGGAAACATTTCCACTATTGATACATATACATATAGTATAAAAGATAAAAGGAGATGGATAATATGAAAGATATAATAAATGGATTTAGAGAATACCAAATTAAACTAAATAAGAGTGAACAAACTATTAAGACATATGTTGAATATATAGAAAAATTTATAAAAGAATATGATATTACAGTTGAAAACATAGAAATGTTATCTAGTTCAGATTTTGCAAAACAATTTTTAGAAGATGAATTAGCTAAGGGATTTGCACCTGGCACTATCAATCGTAAGAAAAACACAATATCAGTATTTTCAAACTATTTAATGTTTTTAAATATGATACCTGAAAATAAATTTAAACAATTAACAAGTGTTAAAGATGACCATAAAAAAATCGATATATATACAGATGAGCAATTAGAAAAAATGTTAGATTATTTAAATAATAAAATAACTGAAAATAATTTCCAAAGAAAAGTTGATTTAAAAGTATGGAAAATGCAAAGATGTATAATACATTTATTAATGACAAGTGGAATGAGAATATCAGAAGTAGTTAAAATGAGAATAAACGATTTTGATTTATCAAATGGTAATGCATATGCAATAAGAGGTAAAGGTTTTAACGGAAATATATCAAGAAAAAATGCATTTAATAAAGAAGTAGTAGAAGAACTAAAAGATTATTTAAAAATCAGAAGTGAAATAAAAATAGCTGAAGGTGATGAAGAATTTTTATTTATATCACCATTGAATAAGAAACATATTACTGAGCAAACAGTAAGAATGTTTGTAAAAAGAATGTTTAAAGAGATAGGTATGGAAGGGACACTGCACGAATACCGTCATACAAAAGCTAGTGACCTAATCAATAAGGGTATTGATGTAAAAAAAGTTAGTTTATTCCTAGGTCATGCAAATCAAAATACTACGGAGAGATATTATTGCCACAGTACAGATAAAATGTTAGATGAATTAGCAAATTTATAGTAACAAATAAATAATTAAATCATATTATATACTATAAAACAAATGATAAAAGATTTGAAAAATAAAATATATTTGGAGGTAGCGTTATGAATGAATTAATGAATAATAAATTTAATATGAACCATGTGGAGTTATGTGAATTAATTAATAAATTAAGAGTTGAAGAAGGTAACAGAAAAGTATTAGATAAGACTAATCTATTAAAGAAAATAGATAAAGAAGTAGAAACATTGAAATCACTAGGTTTATATAACGAAGTAAATTTTTACTTGGTTGAATATAAAGATAAAAAAGGAGAAATGAGAAGAACATATTCAATGAATAGAGATGGTATACTACAAATTGCATCTAGTGAATCAGTATATGTAAGAGCTAAGATAATAGAATATATCAATGCATTAGAAAATAAATTAAAACAAAGAGAATCGTATATGATAGATGACCCAGTTGAAAGAGCATTAGCTTGGGCTGAAGAAGAAAAAGAAAGAAGAAGATTGAGATTAGAAAATCAAGAAGTTAAAGAAGAAAATAAACAATTAAAAAATGAAATAGATGAATATAAGGATTTTAAAAAATTAAGAGAAATATTAGAGGCTAATGTATCTGATATGAGAGTTGGAGATTTTAGTAAATTATTATATAACAATGGAATTAAAATAGGTAGAAATAATTTATACAGATGGTTGCAAGTGAACAAATATATATGTAAGGTTTACGGACATTTTTCACCTAAGCAACAATATTTAGATAATGGATATTTATCTTATATAGACGAGTTTGTAGATACACCTCATGGAACACAAGTGCAATATCATATACTTATCACATCAAAAGGTGCGTTACAAATAGCTAAAAAATTATTTGAGGAACAATTTATAAAAAATAATTTTTAAAAGTGTAACAAATAAATAATTAAATCATATATATAGTATAAACAAAAGATAAAAGATTAAAATAAAAAAATTTTTAAAAAGTAGTAACCATTTTAACATAGTATCATATACTAATAATATAACAATTAAATAGGAGGTAACAAGATGAAAAAAACAACTAGAACTCTAAGTGAAATAACTAATCTTATAGAGGAGGTTAAAGCATCTTATATGGATGCTAAGTATGGTGAAGATAGAGAAACACCAGCAAGAAAAGTTCTAGCTACACTTAGCAAAGAAGAATTATCAATGTATTGGAAATCTAGAGATTGTATCAATGTATCTCTAGAAAGCAGAAAATATATGTTAGAAAGCATATTAGATGCATTTGATTGGGAATATCAACAGAGAGCATTAAGAGGGTAATTACCCTCTTGTACATATAACAAAAGATAAAAATAATTTTAAAAATAGTGAACAAATGAATAATTAAAGCATATATTATTAATATAATAAATGATAAAAGATTAAAAAATAATTGGAGGTAGATATTATGAAATTAAATAAAAAATTATTCGCGTTACTAGTAGCAGGGATGTTATCAATACCAATGTTTGGATGTGGAAATAATGAAGTTGAATATCAAGAACCACAAACTAATCAAGAGGAAATTAGACCAGATGATAATACTAATAGTGATATAGACGAAAGAAATAATTATGTTCCAGCTGATAAAGATGAAACTATAGACGAAGATTTAAATGAAGAATATAAACAAGAAATGAATAAGGAAGAACAATTGCAACAAGCTAAATCATTAATAGAAAAAATAGCAACTAATTGTTTAACTGATTGTAGATGGGATATATACGTAGATGAAGAAAGTAATACAGTAATATTAGGAGTTCACTCAACAGCAACCGATTGTGCAATAGCATTACAAGATGGAAGCTATTATCAATTAACAAATTCAATGACAGAAAATAGTAAAGAAGGTAAAAAAGCATTAGAACGATTAGGTTTAGATGTAAATTATTCAGTAGTGTTAATGGATTTAGATACAGAAATGGTTTATTTTGGGGCTGTAAATGGAACAGTATTATACGACGCATCTAAATAGGGGCTACAAGTCCCTAGTACATATAACTAATGATAAATAGATGAGATTGTCAATATAAAGGTGATAGAAATGTTAGACATATTAGCAATTGTATTAGGATTGTCTGAAGTAAGTTTTGTAGTATGGTTAGTTGTTAAAAATTTATATATGAATGGAGATAGATAATATGAGATTAAAAGATAGACTATATAAATCAATTGTAAAAATATTAGTATTATTACTATTAGCAAATGTAGTATACATGTTTCATTTATTAATAAACTTATATTTCTAGGAGGTAGACATCAATGTTAATCATAAAATTATTAGATTTCTTCGCAATATTTGGATTTGTAGTATTTACAATAATGTTAATAGCTATAACATCAGTGATTACAACTAAAGTAAAAAGAAAAAGAAAATTTAGAAGAAAAAAATTCTAAAATATGGAACATTTTGGTAGTTAAGATAGTATAATTTAATATAGGAAGTGATTAAAACTTCCTAATAAATAAATAATTAAAATGGAGATGACAGTAATGACAGCAGATAGATTTGATAGAGCGTACAACGAATTGATGGAATTAAGAGTTAAATTAGAATTAGCATCTGAAAATGAAAAAGGATTAATAGAAAGAAAAATAAAAGAGTTAGAGTATGAACTTGCATATCTAGAGATGAAATGGTTATATGAGTAATTGAAGATATGAAGTAGAAATAGATGATTAAAATAGACAATTGAATATTGACATCAAGGGAGAGATTGAAGTGATAAAAAAATTATTTAAATTATTATTTGGAGTACTATTATCCTCATTTGGTATAACAATGGTTATACATGCTCAGTTAGGAGTGTTTCCAATTACCGCAGCAAATATAGCTGTAGCCAATTGGTTAAATATATCAATAGGTATTAGTGGTATGATAGTTGAATTAGTAATTTTAGGATTAGCATTATATCTAGGTGAAGGATTATCGTTTACAGGTATAGTAAATGCAACGATAGGTAGCTTGCTTATAGATTTATGGAATCCTATATTACCTTATCATCCATTAATGGTACTAGGTATATTATTATTACCAATAGCTTGGTATTTAAGTGGTAGTGTTGGTTTAGGTGATACAAACCAAAACTTATTAACAAATGGAATCCTAAAAAGAACTAACAAGAGTATGGGACTTGTAAGAGGAATACAAGAAAGTTTACTTATGATAATGGGTTTATTAGGAGGAAAAGGATGTGTAACACCTTTAACTATAATACTATCTTTATTCTTTGGAAAAATTATGTCAGTTGAATATAAATTATTAGGATACAGACCTGAAGAAGTTCAACATAAGTTTATTATCAAAGGTAAATCATCATTAGTAGGAGGAGATGAGTATGCAATTTCTAAAGAAAGTAAAAAGTAAAAAAGTTATCTCAATTGTTTTAGTTTTTATAGTTAGCTTTATAGCGAGGTGATAAAATGATAGATAGAGTTGGTGAAGAAAACTATAATAATGCAGGAACTTTAATGAAGATTATTGAGTACAAGAATTGCGATAATGTTCTTGTTGAATTTCAAGATGAGCATAAGATTAAAAAATCTGTAAAATATAAAAATTTTAAAAAAGGTAATATTAAAAATCCCTATGATAAGACCGTATTTGGAGTAGGATATATAGGTGAAGGTAAATATAATGCAGTAGATAATTCTTATACTTATGCTAGATGGAAGAGTATGCTAAGAAGATGCTATGACCCATATCTTTTAAACAAATATCCAACTTATCGTGATTGTTATGTATGTGATGAATGGTTATGTTTTCAAAACTTTAGTGAATGGTATGAAGAAAATCATTATGAGTGTAACAATGAAAAAATGTGCTTAGATAAAGATATTTTAATAAAAGGTAATAAAGTATATTCTCCTAATACTTGTATAATAGTTCCAGAGAGAGTTAATACATTATTTATTAAAGCGTATGCCAACAGAGGCAAATACCCAATAGGTGTGTGTTTGGATAAGAAAACTAATAAATTTAGGGCACATTGCCATATATTAGATAAAGATAATAAAAAACTAATACAATTAGGGTATTATAATTCAATTGAAGAGGCGTTCTTAGCTTACAAGAGCTTTAAAGAAAACTATATTAAACAAGTTGCAGACGAATATAAAGATTTAATTCCTAAAGAATTATATAAAGCTATGTATTCATATGTAGTAGATATAGATGATTAGATGGGGGAGGTATAATTGAAACTCAAATTTAAAGTGAAATCTAAAAGAGTATTAGCGATAATATTAGCAACAATAACTATGTTTTGTAGTGGATTTATAAAGCCCACTAAGACATATGCTCAAGAAAGTAACAATACAAGAATAGAAATATCAAATAAAGACAACAAGGTAATTAACATTAAGAGAGGATTTGATAAAATGAATGGAAAAGAAATGAAAGTTCGTGCAACAGCATATTGCAATGACCCAATAACATCTACAGGTAAAAAACCTAGACCTTACCATACTTTAGCAGTAGACCCTAAGGTCATACCTTATGGGACTCGAGTATATATCCCAGAGTTTAATAAAGTGTTTATTGCAGAGGATTGTGGAGGAGCAATCAAGAATAATCGTATAGATATCTACATGAACAATGAATATGAATGTAGACAATGGGGAGTTAGAAATATAACAATAATTATTTTAAATTAGGAGTGATTAAAATGAAAGTTGGTTCAATAGTTTTGCTTAAGCAAGCGAGTAAATTAGTAAGATGTATCGTTATAGATATAGATACAGAGTTTGTAACTTTAAGATTAGATTATAAGCGTGGTATGGGATGTGATATAAAGGTTAATATCAATTCTGAGGATATTATAAAACCTTCTGGTTTACATGTAGATGGATTTGATTATAAAGATGACATTGGATTTACTAGGGTGTGATGCAAGGTGAGAAATAGATATAAAGTATCAATTTATGAAAATGATGAAGTTATTAGCATTTCAGTGCAAGATGTGGTATCTAAACTTAAACAAATACAGTCTTACAAAAAAAGTAGTTTGATAACTATCAATATTAATCTTAATTTGTTTATAGGGCAAGAAGTTGAAAAATTAAAAAATAAATTAAAAAAGAGTTCACAAATTAATAATTAAAACATATATTATATTAAGGAGGTGAAAAACCTCCATACATAGAACAAATGATAAATCACTTAGAGAAAAATAATTTAAATAAGGAGTGATTTTATAATGAAAGAACTAATAATCTCATACCAAAATGGAAATAAAGATGTTTATGAAGATATACTAAAAGTGTATAAAAATTTAATGTATGGTATAATAGCTAAGTATAATAAGAATGTATTATATTCTAAGGAAGATTGTTATCAGATAGCCAATATAAGTCTAATGAAAGCATTAAAAACATTTGATACTAGCAAGAGCTATAAGTTCAGCACTTATCTTACCACTATCGTAACAAATGATTTAAATACTGTATTTAGACCAGTACAAAAAAGAAATGCAATTGTAAATTCATTAGATGATGTATTGAAAAACGAAGATAAGTTAACTATTAAGGACACAGTTGCAGATGATATAAATATTGAAGAAGAAGTTATGGAGAATGTTGTAAATGATTTTATTCAACAATGTTTAAATAAATACAAATATGCGTATCCACGTAAATATGATACAGTTAAATACAGTATGATGAATATGACTAACAGAGAGATTGAAAAACATGTAAGTTGTAAGAGAAGTCAAATATCAAAGAACTTCGTTCATTTCCAAAATTATTGCAAAGACTTAGCAGTAAAAGAAGGAATAATATGTTAAATAATTTTTTAAATAAGTGTAACAAATTAATGATTAAAATAGTATAATATATTAAAGAACAAAAGATAAAGAAAACTGAAATAAAAATAAGGAGTGGTAGATATGACAATAAAACATAATGATATAGTTAAAATAGAGAAGTTAGCACAAAGAGATGTATATCCTATATATGGAAGACCATTTAATTTAAAAGAAGGAGATTTATGTCAAGTATTAATAGTAGATAGTTCAGATGAGATATTCCCATATTTCTTAAGAAAAGATGAAGAAGATTTTTGGTTATCAAGTGAAACAGAATTATCAATAGTTGAGAACAGTAAAAGAAATATAAATCAATTAAAACAAGATATTATTTATTTAATAGGACAATTGAATGAATTATTAAGTGAAATAGATGATTAAAATAAGGAGTGATATATATGAATGATAAAGAAAAATGGTATGAATTAATGGAAGATTATTGTAATGCACATGTATTTGAAGTAGGAACAGAAACTACAGAAAAATGGATGGCAATATTATTTGAAAAAAGATATATAAATTTTTTAGATTATTATGAAGACCAAATTGAATTTAAAACTAAAAAAGCTGAAACACAATTTAAAAAAGATTTTAAAGAAACTTGGATGAATAAATTATTGGAATATCAAGTAGCTCTTAAAAAAGCTAAATCTGAAGAAGAGAAAGAAGAATTGAGAAAAAGTGGTGTAAAAAGAAAACCACAATTATCTGAAAATACTAAAAAGAAATCTAAAAGAAAATAGGGAGCTGTCATTTATGAATAAAAATGTAATCATAATTACAACTAAGAATGATGAAGTGATTTCAGGAAGATATGTAAATGAAAATAAAAAATATATAGTTGTATATAGTTACAACTCATATATATCAATTGCAAAAGAAGATATAGAAACAATATATAATACTAGTGATTATAAAAATAAGTTTGAAAAAATATATAAAAATTATTATAAAGAGTAGCAACTTTTATAAGTAATTGCATATAATATAGTATAAGAAATAAAAAAATAATTAAAAGGAGATAGATATATATGAAAAATTATGTTAATGAAATTTCTAAGGTTTTATATGATTTTGATATAGAAGGTTTAGCAGATTTAGGATGTCCTAAAGACGAATATATGAACGAAGCTGAATTAATATTAAAATATATAAACGCTGATATGACAGTTGAAGAAGTTGCAGATATATGTAGAGTAGTTTATAATAATATGTTTTTCCCATTTCATAGTATAGAACAATTTATAGAGATAGCAGAGGAAATCCTTAAAATTGTTGGTTAAGGAGCTACTGAGTAGCTCATCTCAAATAAATAATTTAAATAGGAGTGATGATAATTGAATATATCAACTAAATGGCGAATAGGACAAATGGTTAAGGTGTATTTTACACCAATAAAAGAAGGCAAAATTACAAAAGATTTAAGATGTAGATATGGAATAATAAGTGAAATAAAGATATCGTTAGATAAGGTTACAAATGAACCAATAATATTATATAAACTTAAAGGATTCGATAATTGGTATTCAGAAAATTCTTTAGTAAGATATTCTTAGGAGGTAGGTTATGGTAAATATAAATTTAGAATTCATTAAGAAATATTTTCCACAACTTAAGAGATTTATTGCTAGATTAAGAAAAAATGAAATAGAACTAATTAAAGATAAACGTAAAATAAATGTAAATACAGATTTAGTTATGGAATGTGTAAGTAACATATGGACTATAGTAGCATTTGGTGAAGCACATAATAAATTTGATATAGAAATATCAAATGAATCACTTGAAGAAATGGTCGAATGGTTAGGATGCCAAAATATAAAGGATACAACAATACTATTAGATAGACTTAATATGATAGACAGAGAGGATTATGTGGATAAAGCATTATCTGAATTATATGGATGTTTAATAGATAGTTTAGAGGAGGAATGATATGAAAAGATGGACATATGAAAAAGTAAAAGAATATATTGAAGAATTTGGACATAAATTATTATCTGATGAATATAAAAATAATTATACTAAATTATTAGTTCAATGTCCTTTAGGACATAAATATGAAGTAACTTTTAATAGTTTTAAAGATAGCAATAGTAGATGTCCATATTGTAGTGGTAAAGTTAAACATAGTTATGAATATGTAAAGGATTATATAGAATCATTTGGATATAAATTATTATCAGATGAATATAAAAACAGTCGTACAAAATTATTAGTTGAATGTCCTGAGGGACATAAATATGAAGTAACTTTTTATAATTTTAAAAATAGTAATAGTAGATGCCCTGAATGTGCTAAATATTCATATGAAGAGATTAAAGAATATATAGAAGGTTTTGGATATAAATTATTATCAACAGAATATATAAATAATAAAAGCAAATTATTATTACAATGTCCTAATGGACACAAGTGGAAAACAAAGTATAATGATTTTCAACAAGGACATAGATGTTCGTATTGTAATGGAAACCCCAAATATACTTATGAAGAAATAAAAGAATATATTGAATCATTTGGATATAAATTATTATCAGATGAATATAAAAACAGTCGTACAAAATTATTAGTTGAATGTCCTAATGGGCATATATGGGAAACAAAATATAATAGTTTTCAACAAGGAAGTAGATGCCCAATTTGTAACGTATCAAAAGGCGAACAAAGAATTATAGACTGGTTAAATAAAAATAACATAGAATATATTTATGAAAAAACTTTTGAAGAATTACTAGGAATAAATAATGGATTATTGTCTTATGATTTTTATTTACCTAAATATAATTTATTAATAGAATACCAAGGCAACTATCATGATGGTACAGCTGGTAATCAATCTGAAAAAGAATTAGAAACTCAACAAGAACATGATAGAAGAAAAAGATTATATACTAGAAAAAATAATATTCAATTATTAGAAATATGGTATTGGGATTTTGAAAATATAGAAAAAATTTTAAGTGACACATTAGAGGAGGTACAATGATGAAAGAGCTATTAGAAATGATAGCAAAGGAAATAATGTTAAGCGTAGCTGATGAAATGGAAGATGTATTAAGTTATGATGAAGATACATTGATTTATGATAAATCTGATGAAATAAGATATAAAGAAAATGAATAAATAAATAATTTAAATAGGAGTGGTAGATATGAAGACAGGAGATATAACAATGACTAATACTGATGTGGAAATAACACCTTTACACGTAATACCTAAAGCAATGTTTGGTGTAATAATAGATAAGACAGTTCCAAATTATTTTTTAGTTAAATTTGCCAATAATGATGTACAATGGATTGATGGAAAATATTTAACTGTAATTAAAACAGATGTAAAATAGATAGCTTAAGCTATCTATTTTATTTTACATAATAATCTTGAATAAATAATTAAAATAAGTATAATAATATACATAAACAATTTAAAATTAAGTAACAATTTAGTAATAAATACCATATACTTATTGTATGTTGATTAAAAGGAGTGATGTATATGTATGAACAAATAAGAGAGGATTTTATAAAAGATTTATCAGATAGCGTACAAAGAAGCTATAAATTGCTGTTCAAAAAGGTAAATGATTATGAGAAAGAGAAAGGACTAGTATTTGAAGAATTTACTGAAGAACAATTTATAGAATTTACAAAAGAAAAATTGATAGGTAAGAGTGGTGCGTCTGCAAATGTTAAAGTTAATCTATTGAAGAAATATGTTAATAGTTTAGGTAAAGATTTTATCAAATTAAAAAGGAATGACCTAATGAAGATGACAGAAGATAAGCTAAATGCAGCAAGTGAACAGAATGAAAGTGATATTAAATATGTGGAATGGAAAGAATTAGATAAGAATATTAATAAAATAGAAAATGCTATTGATGTAGCAATAATTTATTTACTGAGATATGGTGTATCAGGAAATCAGTTTATTGAGCTAAGAAATTTAAAGGTTAATGACATAGATTTAGATAACAAAATTGTACATTTAAAAGATAGAGATATTAAGATAGATGATAAAGTTGCAGATATATTAAAAGATGCTATTGAACAAGACCATTATATTTCAATGATTCATAAGGAAGATATAATAAAATCAAATGATTATGATTTCAATATGGATTGTGAGTATTTGATAAAACAAAGAAAAACAACACGTAATGATGATGGGTTAGACCCATATGGATTTAGTGGAATTACTGCCAGAATGTATAGAATATTTCAAGCACTAGACATGAATATTTCTGCAATTAATCTGTTACAAAGTCATGCTGCAGATTTTCTGATTAATCATGAAAATAAAATTGGAAGAAGATTGAGTACTAGAGAAATAAACGAACTATTTAAAAATAATGGGATTACAAATTATTCATTTCAAACAAAAGAATTAAGTAGAGCAATAAGAAAAAAATATAAAATAGGAGATTAATTTCTCCTATTTAGGAACACATTAAAGGTTAAAATAGTATTATATATAGAGGGTAATCCTCAGAAGGAGTTGATGTTTTTTTGGAATGAATCTCATTTAAATTTTGGAATAAAAATAAAGGAGATGATATTATGGAACAAGGATTAAGTGAAATATATATGATAATAAGAGATATTCAAAATTGTTCAAGTACAAAAGCTAAACAACATATTGTAAAATCTAATGCTAATAATGAAACGTTCAAAAAGATATTAATGTATGCATATAATGATATGCAATATGGAGTAAAGAAAACAACTATAAGTAAAATGGAATTTAATCCTGATGCAGATTATCTATGGAATAATATATGGAGTATGTTTGAAGATTTAGCCAAGAGTAATATTAATAATGATTTAGTATTAAAAATATCAAATACAATAGGATATTTTGCTAATGAAAATGTAAGAGATTTATTAATAAGAGTATTATTAAAAGATTTAAAGATTGGTATGAATGTGAAGTCAATTAATAAAGCAATAAACGGTCTTATACCTATGTTTGATGTTATGAAAGCAAGTTCATATGATGATAAAAATTCTGTAGGATTTAATAAAAAAGCATCAAAATGTGGATATATGATGATGATTAAAGAAAATGGTATCAGAGGAGAAATAATAAAAGAAAATGGACATATAGTAGTTAAATCAAGACAAAATAAAATCGTAGAAGGATTTGATGAATTAGATAAAGCATTTCAAAATATGCCCGATGGATATTTATACGAAGGTGAAATATTAAAGGTAGGAGAATTTAACACTTCAAAAGAACAATTCAAAGAAACAGATAAAATTTATTCAATAAAAGGTAAAAAACGAAATTTAATGATAAAATTATTTGATTTAATTCCATTAGATAAATTTAATGAAGGTGAATGGGGAGTTAAAGCAATTGAAAGAAAAAAAATGTTAAAAGAATTCGTTGATAAAAATAATCATCCATTAGTTCAATTTGCTGATATTATATACCAAGGTACAGATATAAGTATAATACAAAAGAAATTAGAAGAAGTATCAAAAGACGGATATAAAGAAGGATTAATGGTAATGCTAAATGATGGAAAATATGAAGCAAAAAGAACTAAATTAATATTAAAATGTAAATTGTTTAATACAATAGATTTAAGAGTTGTAGATATAAAAGAATCTAAGGAAAAACCAGGAACTATGGGAAGTGCTATTGTAATGTATAAGGGTAACACAGTTGGTGTGAGTGGATGGAAAGAGGAAGATAAAATATATTATTATCAAAATCCTCAAGAATTAATCGGAAAAATAATTGAAATAAAATTTAAAGAAGTTACAGTTGATAAAAATGGAGTAGAAAGTTTGCAATTTCCTAATGTAGTTAGAATAAGATTCGATAAGGACGAGGAGAGTTATGAATAATTTTTTTAAAAAATAGGAACAATTCAATGATTAAAATCGTATATATATAATATAACAAATGAAAAAGAAACATAAAGAGAATGTATAAAACATATATTATATTAAGGAGTTGATGTTTTATGTATATAGATTATGACTTAATAGAAGAAATGTTACAAGACGAAGATTGGTGTGATTTTAGCATTGAAGAACTTAGTGAGATAATAGAATTCGCATTAAGTGATAATCAATAAAATATGGGATGCAACTAGTGTCCCATATGAATATAATAAAATAAAGGAGTGGTATTTATGGCAGTTACATTTAATTCTGTTGATTTAGTTGGAAGATTAAATAGATTAGATATAAGAGAAGGATTATCTAAAGCAGGTGCTGAATTTGTAGTAGCAACTTTTACATTACAAGTTAACGATAGTCAAATAAGAGTTGAAAATTTTGCTATGAAATTAAATAAAAGTGGAGATTTAACTGGTGGATATAAAGCTATAAATACATTGTTTGAAGAAGCAAATGCATTACACAAAACAATAAAGGTTACAAATGCAGAAAAAGCTGAAGAAATTATCAATGATACAATTGTAGAGAATATAGATGAATGTACAGCAATAAAATTTAGTAATTTTGGTTCATTTAAATATTGTAGATTAGAAGAAAATGTATATGTAAATAAAGAAGGAGAATTAGTAAGAAATATACGTATAACAGGTGCTTATCCTAATAGAGTAGATGAAGAAAAAGTTGAATATGTACCTAAATCAGATTGGGAAATAAGTGGTGTTGTAATGGATGTTCCAAAAATAAAAGCAGATGAAGAAGGAAATGAATCAATGTTAGTAAAAGTTATGTTCCCAACGTATCAAGAAGAGTGGCAAGATAGACCTGCTTCAGTTGTATTAAATGAAATAACTGTGGAAAGTAGAGATGTTGAATCATTTGAATATATAGAAGATAATTTTACTAAAGGTTCTATAGTTTATTTAAATGGAGAAATAATAAGAAAAGTAGAAAGAATAGAAATGGAATCTGTTATGGAAGATGATAGTAGAGGTTTTGGTAGAAAATTAGAAAAGAAACCAATATATAGAACAAAAATAGATGAATATTATTCATTATTAGGTGGATGGGTATTAGAAGAAGAAGAGATAGAAATGACACCAGCTTTATCAATGGATTTATGGTCTAAGGCTAAAGAGGATAAAAAAGAAAAAGAGGAACAAATGTTAGAAGATAATAAAAAACCAATTCAAAAGTCATTTGGTAGAGGTGAAGTAAAACAACCTAAAAAAGGTGGTATATTACCATTTTAATTGTAACAATTAAATGATTAAAACATATAATAAAGTATAGGAGGATATAAATCCTCCTAAATAATAAAAGGAGTGATAATATGAAATTAGCAGATAAAGAATTTAAATTAAATGATATAGTAGAATTAGGTTTTATAAATAAAAATAATTGTTGGACATTAGCTCTTGGTAGGATTTTTGACTATGATTCGCATCATGTATATCTTGATATGAGTGAGACATTTATAGAATTAAATGATACAATTAAAATAAAAAAAGATAAAGTTAAATATGCTAGAAAAGTTGATAATAATTTATGGCGTTGATAGGGATAAATAATTTAAATAGGAGTGATATAATGGCAGATAAAAAATTAATAAATGATTATTGTAAAGAAGTAACTGATGAGTTTGTAAATAAATATTTAGAAGAATTAGATAATAACATCTATAAAATGTTAAATGCATTTGGCTTTGAATATTGTAAAGATGATGTTGGAAGTTGGTTAGTAAGTAAAGATTATAATTTAAAAATGGATGAAGATAAAAGTGAGAATTTATCAATTAAAAAAATTTATTTAATAGATAATAAAACAAATATGGTTATAGGTATATTTGCAGTAAAAATATATGGCGAAGAAGATTTAACATATGAGTTTTCAGATATATATGTATTAAGAGATGAAGAAGATTAATAAAGGTGTGATAAAATTTGAAATGTCCATTTGTGATAAAAGTTTGTACGAAGTGCAAAAGAATTTTAGTTGCTAATGAAATAAATTTTAGAAAAGATAAAAGAAGTAAAAGTGGTTTACAAAGTAAATGTAAAATATGTGGAAGGCAATATTATCAAGATAATAAAGAAAAAATTAAAGAAAAAACTAAACAATATTATCAAGATAATAAAGAAAAAATTAAAGAAAAAACTAAACAATATTATCAAGATAATAAAGAAGAAATATTAGAAAAATGTAAACAATATAGAGAAGAACATAAAGAATATTACAAAGAATATAATAAAGAATATTATCAAGATAATAAAGAAGAAATAGCAAATTATCAAAAACAATATAGAGAAAATAATCCTGAGAAAATATTTAATTGGCATAATAAACGTAGAACGTCAAAAGAATCTCTAGGTAGAGGTGTTACAAAAGAACAATGGTTGGAAATGATGAATTTTTTCGATTGGAAATGTGCTTATAGCGATGGATATATAGGAGGCGATTCTGATAAAAGGACAATAGACCATATTATTCCATTAAATAAAGGGGGCTTAAATGAAATATGGAATTGTGTTCCTATGTTGAGAAATTATAATTCAAGTAAAAAGACTAATAGTATATTAGAATGGTATCAAAAACAAAATTTTTACTCAGAAGAAAGATTATTAAAAATAATTGATTGGATAACATATTCGATGGTTAAATGGAAATATAAATAGATTTAATGAAGGAGAATAATATGAAAGAAAAATATATTGTAAAACCTATAGTCAATGTTACAGCTGTTGAGTATGTACGAACATATGGAGTATATGAAAATTATGTGGTCGACCCTGATGGACGCCATTGTATTAATGATGACCCAAATTTAAATTTAGTATGTGAATGTAAAAATGAATGGGTAGCCATTCAAATATGTGGCTTACTAAATACTGATGATTATATTGAAGAGTTATAGGAGAATATTATGAAGAATGTTTTAGAAAAATTTTTTATAGGTATTGGAATTGGAGTATTGATAAATATAATTATAAAAATATTATTATAGGAGGGGAAATATGTTAAAAATATTTACTATATATTCAATGGTAATACTAATATGGGGTATGATAGCTTGTGTTTGTAAAATGATTAAATCAAATAAAGCAGAAGAAAGAATAATCAGTTTTGTATCATTAGCTTTAAATTGTCCTATGTTATATGTATTAGTTGAAATATTAAAAATGTTATAGGAGGATTTAAAATATGAGGGAAGGTATTGAGAAATTACTTTATGATAAATTTTTAGAATTATTACATCAACATGAAAAACCTATATATGCTTTACATCATTTAGATTGGTTAGTATTTGTTGAACATAAAGACGAATTCTTTGCACTATCAGAAGAAGAACAGATGGAAGTAAGGATGTATATAGAAGCCATAGTCAAAGTTCATGGGAGATAAAAATCTCCCAATTACATAAAACTTATGATAAAGCAATTGCAGATAATATGACTAGAGGTGATTATATGTTTTTTAATGGATATAAATTAGGTGATATAGTAGAAATAAATGGTAAAGATAAAGGTATCATAATTCACACATATGTGTTTGGAAGTTATTTCCTAGTAGAGTTACTACAAAATGGTGAAAGAACAGGTATGACTCAAATAGTGCATTGGAATGAAATTAAAAAAGTAAATAAATAAGGAACAAATAGATAATTTAAATAGTATAATATAATATGGACTACCGAAAGGTAGTTCAAATATAAAATATAGGAGTGATTAGATTATGGCTATAGATTTAATGAACTTACAAAAAAATAAAATATCAAGAGATTTAGGAAGTTATATGTGTTTTTATTATGGTGCAAGTAAAGTAGGTAAATCAACACTTTGTAGTAAATTATATGGTGATGATGCCTTATATATTGCTACAGAAAAGGGGTATAATGCATTAAGTGTATTCGCAGTAGATTTAACTAGTTGGAATGAAACAAATAGTTTATTAAGACAATTAAAAATGCCTGAAATAAAAGAAAGATTTAAAGTAATAGTAATTGATACTGTTGATATCCTTTATGATTTAGCTGTTAGTTATATATTAAAAATAAATGGATGTACAGATTTATCAGATAAACCTTTTGGTAAACTATATGGTGAAGTAGATAAAATATTTAATGAATTTTTATTAAGTATAACTCGTTTAGGATATGGTTTAGCTCTGATTGGTCATGCCAAAACACAAAGTAAATTAGCTAAAAAAGGAAATAATGAAGTAGAATCTGATTATACAATACCTTCATTAGCAAGAAGAGGATATCAAATAGTTGCAGCTATGGTTGACAATATCTTCTATATAACAATAGAGGAAGATGAAGACGGTAACCAAAAAAGAGTTTTAAAAACAAGAGCAACTAATGAATTTTTTGCAGGAAGCCGTTTTAAGCATCTTCCAGACACAATATTATTAGATGCAGATGTATTAAAAGAAGAAATGCAAAAAGCAGTAGATAAAGAAGAAAATACAACAGAAGAAAAGAAAGATTTATTTATAAAAGAAACAAAAATAGATTTTGAGGAAGTTAAAGAAAAATTAACAGAAATCGTAACAGAAATATTTGTGCCTAATGATAAAATGCAAGTTGTTCAAAAAATAGTAGAAAAACATTTAGGTATAGGTAATCGTGTAAATGATGCTACTGAAGAACAAGCAGACGCATTACAATTAATATATGATGAATTATTGATGTATGTAGAAGATAATAATTTAAAATAAATAAGAACAAATTAATAATTTAAATAGTATAATATAGTGTAGGATTCATTTCCTACACTATTACAATATAAGGGGTTGACATAATGTTTAAAGGATTAAGTAAAGAATTTAAACAGCTAATGATAGATGAATTATGCAAGAGATATGATAGTATCAATATAAAACTACAAGATGATTTAACAAAAATATGGTATGATGATTGGCAATTAGAAGATATGAAATCTGAATTAAAAAGAATTGATGAGATAATAAATAATTTAAAGGAGGATTAATATAAATGTTTGATTATAAAAAATATTATAAATTTAGTTTAAATAAATTTGTAGAAGATATGGTTAAAATAGGTAAATCAGATGAGGATATAAAATCATGTTATGAGTTGTGGGCAGGTAAAATAGATGGAAGTATAGTTAGATATATAAATGAGGACAGTGGATACTGTGATGGTTATTTAGTTGATTTTGATTGGTGTGAAGAAATAGACCCATATGATATATGAAGGAGGATTAATATGAAGTGTTGGTTTTGTAATGAAGAATTGATATGGCAAAATGATTTTATGTTAGAAGATTTTTGTTACTATAATGATGGTATAGTCGCATTTCTTATTTGCCCTAATTGTGGCGCAGAAATATATTGTGTAATACGAAATGAAGAAGATGAATGATTAAAGGAGGTTTTTATATGGAATATAAAAAAGATAATATAAATTTATATTGCAAAGATTATAAAGAAACACTATCTTTATTGCCTGATAACTATGTAGACCTCATAATAACTGACCCACCTTACAAAACAACTAAAAGGGGAATAAGCGAAAAAACAAATACAGGTGGGCTTGTTAGAAGTGAATTAGGGAAGCAAGGAAAGATATTCAAATATAATGATGTACCTATAAAAGAATTTGTTCCTGAATTATATAGAGTATTAAAAGAAGGTTCTCATTGTTATATAATGACAAATCACGTAAATTTACAAAAAATGTTAAATGTCGCAACCGATTGTGGTTTTCACTTTATAAAATGTCTTATATGGGACAAAGGTAATAAAATAATGGGGCAATGCTATATGAGCCAATTTGAATATATTTTATTTCTTAGAAAAGGTAAGCATAAGAAAATTAATAATTGTGGAACAAGTGACATAATAAGTATACCTAATAAAAAAACAAAAGATGAAAACGGTAAAAATATACACGATACTGAAAAACCAATAGAACTAGCAAAGATATTAATAGAAAATAGTAGTAATGAGGGAGATTTAGTATTAGACCCTTTTGTTGGTGTAGGTTTTGTACCTATTGCATGTAAAATGTTAAACAGACGTTTTTGTGGCACTGAAATAGATGAAGAATATTTTAATAAAACAATAGAAAGATTGGAGAGTATTTAATATGGATATATTAGAAGGTTTATCTATGATGGAGCAAGGATATAAAATTAAAAAAGAAAGTTGGGTAAATAATTTTATTTATATAAACGAAAATGGAGATATAGTATATCAAGACGGATGTATGTATTATGAAAAAATGAATTTAGATGATGTTTGGCAAGTAATAAATGATTAGGAGTGATATAAATGGCAAGAACTGTTAAATGTTGCATATGTAAAAAAGATTTAAAAAAAGAGGATGCGTATATGTTTATTTATACGAGTCAATCAGGAAAAGAATATCGTAAATATGCGTGTAGTTTAGAAGAGGTTGAGAATGATAAAAGAGAGAAAGAATTGTATAGAAAAATACAATATCTAACAGATGATATACTTGGATATAAGTGTGTTAATAATACGAGAAATGCTAAAATAAAAGAATTACAAGATGCAGGATTTACTAATGAACAAATATTTAGATGTTTTAAAAAATATAAAGATGAAATAGAATATTGGATAAATGCAAATGGAATAGATAAAGAATATAATAAAATTGCTTATATGTTTGGTGTAGTTAACAATGTTATAAAAGATTTTAGTATAGAAGATGAAAGAGCAAATCAATGGAAACAATATAAACAAACTGAGGAGGAAGTAGAAGTTGAAGTAGAAGACATAGAAGTTCCTACCGATATGAAGGTTAAGAAAAGAAAAACTTTATTCTAGGAGGTGTTTTAAATGGATGAGCAATTAATGAAAATTGAAGAAAATAGAGGTATGATAGAATCGATATGTTTAGGTGCTTTTCTTAAAAATCTAACATCATATAAAGAATATCCATTGAGTACAGATGATTTTATGTATGATAAAACCGTATTTTTCTTTTCATTAGGAAAAGCATTATCAGAACGTTATACAGAATTAGATGAACATACTGTATTATCATTTGTTAAGAATAATAAAAAGACATTAGAAGAATATGAAAGATATGGTGGTTGGGAAAGTATTAAAAATGCTATGGAATTAGCTAATGTAAAGAATACGGATGCATATGTAGATGATTTAGCTAAAAATAATTTGTTAATGAATTTAAGATTGCAAGGATTTAATATAACAGAAGATATAATAATAGACGGAAGAAGAATAAATCCTTTTGAAAAATTTAGTGATATGACCGCAAAAGATGTAGAACTATTTTACGAAGGACTATTAAGCAAAAGTTCTGTTGAAAGTATAGCACAACAAGTAAAAATGGAAAATGTTATATTGACAAAAGAAGATAGAGAAAAATTAAAAGAGAAAGAACATGCAGGGACTCCATATGATATTATGTTTAGTTACACAGAGAAGGAAATAGGTGAATCAGATAACGAAGAAGTAAAATATATTTTTTCATTACCTATTCTTTCTAATATAACTAATGGATTAAGCAATGGTGGGGGTAATTCCCAAATTTTAGCACACTCTAACGTAGGGAAATCAAGTATAACATTTTTTAATTTTCTTTTACCAATGATATATCGTGGAGAACGTTGTATAGTAATTTTAAATGAACAAGACCGTTTATATTTTAGTACAATGTTATATTCATTTATAGCTTCAAACGTATTCAAATATTATCATTTAACTCGTAAGAAAATAAAAAATGGAGATTTTAATGAAAAAGAAGAGAAGCTAATGGATAGAATTAATAAATTTTTAATAGATAGAGGATATGAAGACAATTTAAAATTTATAGTTATGGAAGATTTTAATGTAGATGAAGTAATGAGAATCTGCAAACCATTAATATGTCATCAGGGATTTACAACTATATTGATAGACACGTTAAAAGCACAAGATTCTAGTGCATCTAACTATGTAGGAGCTATGACTGAGGCTGTAAAAAGATTAGATTCATATGGAAATAAATATCAAGTAAAAGTTATATTAACACAACAATTAACATCTGCAACTGAAATGCAAAATGCATATTTAACTAGTGCTGAAATATCAGAATGTAAAGCTGTTAAAACGGTTTCAGATATACTACTGTTAATGAGAAAAGTTGTTAATGAATTAGAACTAGATGAAAAGAATAAAGACTTCTTTTTAAGACCGTATAAATTAACAAAGGGAATGGATGGAAAATGGAGAAAAAGATATATAACTTTTACAGATGACGAACGAAAAAATAATCTTTATAGATTAATATTTGTTAATAAGAACAGATATGGGCAAGCAGATGATATTATATTGGTTAGATTTGATGGTTTAACAGGACGTTTTATTGAGGTAGGGCAATGTGAATATTGTAGTAGAAAATCATTTGCTCAAAATAGGAGATAATAAAACTTTATAAATAAATAATTAAAATATTTTTTTAAATAGGAACAATTCAATGATTAAAATAGTATTATATACTATAAGAAACAAAAGATAAAAGAAATTAAAATAAAAAAAATAGAGGAGTGATTTATATGGCAGATAATAAAAAATATGATAGAAGTGATTGTTTTATATATACATGGAGAAATAGTAATGGTGAAAAAGAATATTATGTGGCACAATTAATATTTTGCAATAAAACAATGTTAAAAGAGTGGGACATGGAGGAAGAACAAACAGGTTATTATGCAACGTTAGTTAATTGTAAAATTGATAGTGAAGGTAAACCGTATGATGCAAATGTGTTATTCAGTGATTTGAAATTATTGGTTGCTTGTGGAAGAAGAAGTCAAAAGAATTATGAATTGTCTATGGAGAAATTTTCTGAAACTGTATATTCATCAATTGAAATAATGGAAAAAGATAGAGAATTAATGAGAACAATGGGTGCAACAGAAGATGAGATAGATAACATAATAAAAAAAATAAGAGAGGAATATGAACAAGAAAAGATAGAGAAGGAGAATAATATGCCTATGTTAAGAGCAGAACCATTGGAAAAGAAAGATAAAAAAGAAGAAGAAAAGAAATCTAAGAAAACTTTCAAAGATGTATGTGGTATGCAAGAAGTAAAAAATAAATTATATGATGTAGTAGACCAATTGAATAACAAAGAAAAATATGAAGAATGGGGAATAGAACCTATAAATGGGATGATATTATATGGAGTAGGAGGTACAGGTAAATCATTATTATCAGAAGCATTAGCAGGTGAAATAGATGCAGATTTTATAAAAATATCTACATCAGATATAATGGATAAATATGTTGGTTCATCACAACAAAATGTAAGAAAGATATTTGAAAAGGCTAGAAAAGCTGATAAATGCGTATTAATGATAGATGAAGCAGATGGGATATTCGCAAAAAGAAATGGCGAAAACAATAAAGAGCATAACAATGTAGTAAATGAATTCTTATATCAATTATCAAATGGCGAAAATAAAGATATATTTGTTATAGCGACAACTAACAGAATAGATATAATAGATGAAAGTATAAAAAGAAGCGGTAGGTTTGATTATAAAATAGAAATAACATTACCAGATTATGAAACTAGAAAAGGGATACTAGAATTAAATGCTAAGAAAAAACCTTTAGCTGACGACGTAGATTTTGATAAAATAGCTAAAAATATGGCAGGTATGAATGGAGCAGATTGTGCATTATTAATAAATGAATCTGCTAGAAAAGTATTAAGAGAGAAAAGAGATTTAATAACTCAAGCGGATTTTGAGTTTACTCTTGAGGAAATGGTATGTGGCTTAGCTTCAAAAAGTAAAAAATTAGACGAAAAAACTAAAATGACAGTTGCTTGTCATGAAGTAGGACATTTATTAGCAAATGAATTATTAGGAGTTAATAAAACTAAAAAGGTTTCTGTATTACCTCATGGAGAAGCATTAGGATATTTACTTCATACAAATGAAAATAGTAAAGATGTATTTTTACATGATAAAAAACAACTTGAAGATAGAGTTAAAGTTATGTTAGCTGGTCGTGTTAATGAAGAGATATTCTTTAATAAGGCTACAACAGGAGCTAGTGATGACTTACAAAAAGCAAATAGTTTGGTAAGAATGATGATTACAAAATATGGTTATAGTGAAGAATTAGGTTTATTAGTAGTAAATGATACAGATATTTCTTTACAAAATAAAGTTAACGATATAATTAAGAATGAGTTAGATAGATTATACAAAGAAACAAGAGAATTATTAGAGAAAAATAAAGAATTATCTAAAGTTTTAATAGATGAATTATATATAAAAGAAGAATTAAATGGAAAAGAAGTAGAAAAAATAATCAATAATTAAAATAATTATGGTGATAAAATGGGTAAAAAGAATAAAAAAGAAGAAAGAATTGGTGAAATAGGATTTAATAAATTTAATACAGAAATGAAAATAATAGAATACAAGGACGCAAATCATATAATAGTAGAATTTCAAGACGAGTGCAAGTATAGAACTAAAACCAATTATAATTCATTTAAAAAAGGTGAAGTTAAAAACATTTATGATAAAACTATATTTAGCATAGGATATTTAGGTAAAGGATTATATAATATAGATAAAAATAAGAATATTTATAAAAAATGGCAAAGTATGTTGCAAAGATGTTATGACCCATATTATATAAATAAAAATTTAACATATAAAGATTGTTTTGTTTGTGAAGAATGGCATTGTTTTCAAAACTTTTGTAAGTGGTGGGAAGAGCATGTATATGATTGTAATGGCGAAGAAATGCATCTAGACAAAGATATATTGATAAAGAGAAATAAAATATATTCACCTGAAACTTGTTTAATAGTTCCAAAAAGAATAAATGAATTATTTACTAAATCAGATGCAAACAGAGGAAAATATCCTATTGGAGTAAATTATCACAAGAGAGATGAAGTTTATGAAGCAAATTGTAGTGTATTAGATGAAAATAGAAAGAAAAAGAAAATATATTTAGGAAGATTTAATAATGAATTAGATGCATTTTTAGCATATAAAATATTTAAAGAAAACTATATTAAACAAGTAGCGGAGGAATATAAAGATTTAATTCCACAAAAGTTATATGAAGCATTATATAGATATAAAGTAGAAATAAATGATTAAAACAAAGGAGGTATAATATGAAAATAATAATGAATAGTAGAAATTATCAAATATTAAAAACATTTATAGGTAAAATGAGTATGGAATTAATTGATATTAATAGTGTTAGAAAATATACACAAATAAGAGGAATTTCAGAATTTGTATTCCCATTTTATCACGCTATATTCTATGATAATAAAACACTTGAACATTCAGAAAAAAATTTAATTGAAATAGATTTTGAATTAAAAAAAGAATATATAAATTACGGTCTAGATTATTTTAGTAAATTTGATAGCCAAGATATAGAATTCTTTTTAAAAGAAAATAAATTAAATTATTTAACAATTGATGATATTATGTATGCATTAGTTGAATTAATAATGGAATTAAGATTGGTTACAGAGGAGGATTAAATTCCTCCTTTATTTATATAAGGAGATGATATTATGAAAGATATATTAGTAGCATATGTTGATGGAAGTTTTACGCCTAAGAATCCAACAAAATATGGATGTGGAATAATTTTAATTGAGCCTAATGGTAATGAAATAGAATTTAGCTATGCTAATGATAATGTTGAGGCTGTTAAATTGAGAAATGTAGCAGGTGAACTATCGGCAAGTATGAAAGCAATGATAGAAGCTATTGAAATGGGATATAAAGAGTTAATTATATATCACGATTATACAGGTGTATCAGCATGGATAACAGGAGAATGGCAATGTAAAAATGGTATAACTAAAACATATAAAAGTTTTTATGAAAAATCAGTTAAGAGTAAATTAGATGTTCATTTTGTTAAATGTAAGTCTCATTCAGGTGATTATTATAATGAAAGAGTAGATAAACTTGCTAAGAAATCATTATAATTATAGGAACAGATTAATAATTTAAATAGTAATATATATTAAGGGGGTGTTGGAGATTGACTCTTATGAATTAAAATCAAGATTAACAGTTGATAATACGATAGAAATACTTGAATATTATGGAGCAGAAATTAAAAGTGAAAATGAAGAATATATAGTATTTAGTGCTATATGTCATAATTCAAGTAAAGGTAAACTTTATTTATATAAAGAAACAAATAGTCTTTACTGTTGGAGTCAATGTGGTGGAATAGATGTAATTCATATTGTACAACAAGAAGAAGATTTGGATTTTCAATCTGCAATAGATTATATAGCTAATTGGTTTCAGATAGGAAGATTAAAATCGTTTGGTAGACCTGAAAGGGTAGAACATAAACAACCACGTGAAATAAAACAAAAAGAAATAGATGTAAATGAAAAGTTGCCTATATATCAAGATAGTATATTAAATACTTTTGTATCTGCAATACCATTAGAATGGATTAAAGAAGGTATATTGCCTAGTATAATGGAACAATTTGGGATTAAGATAGATATTAATACTACGAGTATTATTATTCCACATAGAGATATAGATGGAAGATTGATAGGTATACGCAATAGAAATTTATTAGAAGATAGAATAGAAAGATATGGGAAATATACGCCTTATACTTGTCCATTGAGTGGAATTATGTATAATCATCCATTGAGTAAAAATTTATACGGATTATATGAAAATAAAAATAATATTATAAATAAAAAGAAAGCGATTATATTTGAATCAGAAAAGAGTGTGCTACAAATGAATAGTTATTATCCTAATGATTCAATAGCTGTTTCAGTAGGAGGTTCAGTAGTTCATCAATTCCAAATAGAATTGCTACGAAAATTAGGTGTAGAGGAAGTTGTTATTTGTTTTGATTATGAAATAAGAGATAAATTACTACAAAAGTTTGAGAAGTCATATAAAAGATGTGATTTATATTTTAAAACATATATATTAGATAATAAATTAGAAGGCAAACTGTTAGAAGAGTCAGATAGTCCTGCTGATAGAGGTAAGGATATATTTGAAGAACTTTTATTCAATAAAATTGAATATAAAAATTAAAAAATATGCACATAATCAATAATTAAAACATATATATAAAGTATAAAAGATAAAAGGAGATGGGAAATATATGAAATACGAATTAATTAATAAAGATATAGAAAGTAAAAAAATATTAGATATAGTATTAAATAACAGAAACATAAACAATGACCAAGTTAAAAAATTATTAAATGCTAATGAATTTGAGAATCCATTTAAATTATATGGTATAAATGAAGCAGTTAAACAATTTAAACAAGAAATATTAAAAGATAATAACATATTAATAATATCTGATTCTGATGTAGATGGAATGTGTTCTTCTACTATGTTTTATAAATTTTTAGTTGAAGATATAAAATATGATAAAAATAAAGTGTCATATCATATACATGAGGGTAAAAAACATGGTATAACAAATGAAGTTATCGAACATATAAAAAAAATAAATGCTAAATATTTAATAGTTCCTGATGCGGGCACAAATAATTTAGAAGAAATGAAATTATTAAATGAATTAGATGTTAAAATATTAGTATTAGACCATCATCAAGTCCAAATAGACCTAAATGAAGTTCCATATAACACTGTAATAGTCAATAACCAAATAAACGAAGTAAGTAAATTTGGTAGTGGAACATTAGTTACTGCTAAATTTATGGAGGCATTTGGAATTAATTTAGATAAATATATGGATTTAATTGCGATATCTATAATAGCAGATGGTATGAATTGTATGATATTAGAAAATAGAAGTTATGTAAATAATGGATTAAGCAATATTAAGAATCCATTAATACAAGCATATTTTAATAAAAATAGAATAGCTAAACCAGTTTTAAATGATGTTAGCTTTTCATTAGCCAATTTTATAAACGCAGTTGTAAGAGTAGGAACATTAGAAGAAAAACAATTAATGTTTAGAGCATTAACAGGAGAACAAGAAGAATTTGATTATACTAAAAAAGATGGTACAGTTGTAAAAGAAACACTTCAAGAAAGAGTAGTTAGAATATCTAGCAATTGTAAATCAAGACAAAATAATGGAGTTAAAAAATCTGTTGAGTTATGTAATAAATATATAACAAGAAATAAAATAGGTGGAGATAAAGTTATAGTAATAAAAAATGAAGATATGATAGAACCTAATACAGTTGGTTTAGTATGTATGAGATTAGCGGATAATTATCGTAGACCTTGTATAATAGTTACAGAGTTTGAAAATGGTGAATGTATAGGTAGTATAAGAGCAATTGACGGAGTAGAAAATTTTAAAGATATATTAGAAGAAACAAACTTATGTAATTGGGTAAGCGGACATCAATCAGCAGCAGGTATATCTATTAATAAAGAAAACATAAAAGAATTAAGAAAAGCCTTAAATGATAAATTTAAAAATTTTAAATTCTCAGATGGTAGAATATATAAAGTTGATGATATTATAGAAGTAAATAATTTAAATAAACAAGATATAATTGATATAGGAAAATTAAAACCATTATGGTGTTCAACTTGTAGAGAATCAATGTTTGTTATAAAAAATATAAAAATAGATAGTGTTAAAATAAAAATGGTTGGAAGATTAACTTTAGAATTTGAGGCTAATGGAATAAAATTTAGAAAAAATTGGTGTAGTAAAGATTTCTTTGAGGAAATAACTTGTAAGAACATAAAACATTTTGGTAAAAGTATACCATTAAACATTACTCTTGTTGGAAAATTCTCTCTTGACAACAAAGGCAATCCATTTGTAGAAATAGTTGATGCTAATGCAGTAAAAAATACTCAAGTAATTTTTTAAAAAGTGTAACAAATTAATAATTAAAATAGTATAATATAATATAAAGATAAGAAAAGAGGTGATAAATAGATGTATTTATTAGGTGCAATTGGCATATCAATATTATGGTTACTTATGATAAAACTTTTAGGAGGAAGATAATTAATTAAAATAACAGTAATCATCTCGGCTATATTAGTAGAGATGGTGGCTGAAGAAAGGATAATTAAAATGAAATTTGTTATATTCACATTTGCAATAGTTTTTTTAGTAGCATATCTAGAAGATTTATATTATATTCATAAAGGTAAAAAGCATAAATAAGGTGAAGATATGGAAATGAAACTTATGGCATTAATTTTAATAATAATATTAATGGTTATAGTTGAAATAATTGAATATTTTGAAGATAAAAATAAGTGATATAAATAGGAGATGGTGATAATGAAAGCAATGGCAATATTAATAGGATTAGTAGGATATACAATGGCAGTGAAAGTATTAGCAATATTAAAAATGTTAAAAATAGATGTAGAAGGTTGGGAACAAAAAGATTTTGAAGAATTGCTTAACGACCCAAAATTTTTAAAATACTATAGATAGTAAATAATTAAAATAATATAATAAAGGAGAGGTTAATATGAAATCAATGTTAGTAAAAGAACTTAAAGAAATGGGATATAGAAGATTTAATGGTAAAAAATTAGAAAACTATTCCTTCTATCAATTAGTAGGAATATATACAAGGATAAAAAAAGGCGAAGCTATAAAATAAGCTATCTACAAGACAAAAGAAGAGGGTGTGGGACACTTCCCACTAATAAAAGATTTAAGGATACGACAGTATCCGAAAAATAAAAACTCATTTGAGAATTTATTCGCAAATGATATTTAGATATTTATATTATAAGTATTGGTATATAAGTATTGATAGTGGTATAATTCTTACCCTAGCTATAGCCCATTTTTTACCCTAGGCTATAGGGTAAAATTTACCCTAGGATGTACGATAAACATTGGAGTGATTTAATGAAGAAAATAGAAGTAATAATAGATACAATAATAGAATATAAAGATATAAAATAAAGTCAATTAATAGGAACTAATAAATAATTAAAATAGTATAATATAATATAGAGAGGGAATAGTCCTCTTGAATATAAAAAGGAGAGATTAGATATGGTAGAAGTATTATTAACAGCAGCAGCATTAGGATTACTTGGAGGATTTTTAAAAGTTCTTGTTGATGTTATAGAGGAATATGAAGAGGAGGAAGATAAATAATGTTAGTTGATATAACATTTGTAGGAATTATAATGGCAGTTGTAGGATATGTATTAGGAAAAGCACACGCTGATTTTAAACATCAAGTGAATGAACATTTTATAGAAAAAGAAACAATGATAACATTTGATGAAGAAAAGGCTAAAGAGGTTGAATTAAAAACTAGAAAATAAAAGGAGGATTATTCCTCCTTATTTTCTATATAGGAGTTGATATTATGATAAGTAAAAATAGTATGTATTTTAAAGCTATATATCAAGATTACGATTGGTGTTATCAGAAATTTATAATAGAAGGTTTGAATCATCAAGAAATGGCAAATGAATGTGGTGCAACAAAAAGAGTAATAGAAAAATGGTGTACTGAAAAACACAGATTAACACAGAAGTTTAGACAAAAGAATAAACAAATGACATCTGTCCAAAGAGATTTAATTATTGGGTCTATGCTAGGCGATGGGCATATAGATAAAAGAGAAACTCAACCTGTATTCATAGTATCTCATGCTGAAAATCAAAAAGACTATTTGTTTTGGAAATATAATATAATTAAAGATTTTTGTAATATTCCTCCAACTTATCACAAAGAAAAAGAAATAAAACATTTTAAAACAGGTGATTATGTTGCTCAACCATATTACAGAATATCAACTAGAGTACATGACTGTTTTATTGAAATTAGAGAGATGGATGTAAAAGAGCTAGTTGATAATTTAAATGAATTTTCTTTTAGTATATTAATGCTAGATGATGCTTGTAGAACCGATTTATGGAGTTATTGTATTGCACCTTATACAAAAGAAGAAAGAGAATATATGATAAGAATTTTTAAAGAAAAATTTAATATAAACGGATATATTAGAGAAACTGATGATAGATATATGTTTTTTAATGCTATAGATAGTAAAAAAATAGATGCAATTATATTAAATAATATTCCTAATGACATAGATATAATTGAAGATAAAATTTTAAATAATAATAAAATAAAAAAACTATCTAATTATAGAATAGTTGTTATGAATGATGGAAGCAAATTGGGTTTAAGTGCATTTTGTAAAAAGAATCATATATCAACTTGTAAAAAAGATATATCTTATAGTATTATTACTAGATTATATGACGAAGGTTATACAAATGAAAAGGAATTACTATTAAAATTTAAGGAGGTGTATTATGAATAATTACACTGTATTACATTGCCATACTGACTTATCATCAGCAACTACAAATATAGATAGTGTTACAAAATATGAAGATTATATTAAATACGCATCTGAATTAGGTATGAAAGCAATTGCAATAACAGAACATGGAAACATTCTATCTTGGGTAAAGAAAAAAGAAACTTGTGAAAAATATGGACTAAAGTATATACATGGGACAGAAGCGTATCTTACAGAAACTATTGAAGAAAAGGTTAGAGATAATTATCACTGTTGTCTTTATGCTAAAAACTGGGATGGTGTAAAAGAGTTAAATAAACTAATATCTTCGTCATTCAATAGAAAAGATAATCATTTTTATTATGCACCAAGAATTTTAATAGATGATTTATTTAATACTAGCGACAATATCATAATTACTTCAGCGTGTCTAGGTGGTGTATTTAATAAGGGGAACAGTAAAATCAAAGAAAGATTTTTAAATTTCTTTATTCAAAATAAACATAGATGTTTTTTAGAAATACAACATCATAACGTAGAAGACCAAATAAGCTATAATAAATATTTATATGAATTATCTAGAGAATACGATTTGCAATTAGTAGCTAATACTGATACACATTGTTTAAATAAAATACACGAGAAGGGCAGAAGTATATTACAGAAAGCTAAGAATATTTACTTTGATAACGAAGAAGGTTGGGATTTAACTTTTAAAACATATGATGAATTGATAGAAAGTTATAAAAAACAAAATTCATTACCAATAAATATAGTTTTGAAAGCAATAGAAAATACTAATAAAATAGCTGATATGATAGAACCATTTGAACTAAATAGAGAATATAAATATCCTAAACTTTATGAGGACGGAGAACAAGTATTAAAACAAAAGATAAACGAAGGAATATTGAGATTAGGAATAAATGAATATGATAATTATCAATCCGAATATATACCTAGAATTTATGAAGAATTAGAAACTTACAAACATAATAAAGCTATAGATTTTTTATTACTCGACGAAGATATAAAAAGTTGGGCAAGAAGCAATGATATGTATTGTGGATATTCAAGAGGTAGTTGTAGTGGAAGTATTATATGTTATTTAATAGGTATGACAGATGTAGATTCAATTAGATTTAATTTAAATTTTTCAAGATTTATGAACAAAGAAAGAGTTAGTTTAGCAGATTAATAAATAGTCTGCCTTTAATAGTGATATTAATGAAAAATAACTTGGTGAACCTATATTTATAGGGTGTATATCTAACGTATAGTAGCCATAGGAAATGATGGTTAATAGATATGCTAACAGGGGAAGCCTAAGTCGAAAGATATGGTAATCCTGTGCTAAATAATTAAATTCTCAATATTAAATAAATTATGAATGGAGGACTTAATGTTAGATAAAAGATATAAAAATATAAAAGGATTTGAAGAATATATGATAACAGAAGATGGTGAAGTATATTCATATAAAAATAAGTATAAATGTAAAAATGGATTAAAAAAATTAAAAATAAGATATTCTAAAAATGGATATGGATATGTTGATTGTGTAGATGGAGAAAAACGTAAAAGATTTCAAATTCATAGATTAGTAGCAGAATATTTTTGCGATGGATATTTTGAAGGAGCAGTAGTAAATCATATAGATGGAAATACAAAAAATAACCATTATACTAATTTAGAATGGTGTACTCAAAAAGAAAATATACACAAAAGTTACGAAACTTCAGGAGTTAATCAAGTTAGAAATTTTAGATTATATTGTTTAATATATCCTGACGGTAAACAATCTCCTATACTAAAAGGAAATACCGAAGTAAAACAATATATCGAAGAAAATAATTTAAATATTTCTCATTCTATGATAATGAAACACAAAAAACATAATGGTTACACATTGGAATATCGAGATTAATATGAGAATTTAATTATAAGTTAAACGACTATCGAAAGGATATCTTAGAAGAAATATCTAAGAGAATAACCGAGTAGAGTACATTCAAGGTGAAATTCCTTGTTTGGAAGTGCCAAGCATCTTATATTTGGTAATAGAATATAAGATGAAGATATAGTCTAGTCCCTTTAAAATATAGCGAAAGCTAGGGTGTAAACGGTTGATACCGATTGGAGTCCTGTTGATAGAGATAAAGTAAAAGAATATATTTACTCCAAAGAAGGATTATATTGTGCAGATATAATAACATTTAATACAGTTGCATTAAAAGGAAGTATACGAGATGTTGCTAGAGCCTTAGAGTATCCTTTAGATTTAGTAGATGAAATATGTAAAAATATTGAAGAAAAAGAGGAATATTATAGAGAAAAATACGAAGATTTATTTGAGTATGTAGATATAATAAATGGAACAATCGTATCAATAGGAACTCATCCTTGTGGTATTTGTTGCTCACCTATTCCACTTGATGAAAACATGGGATTATTAAGTTTAAGTACTTGCGAAAATCCTGTAACAATGTTAAATATGAAAGAAATAGATTCTTTAAATTATGTAAAACTAGACGTTCTTGGGTTAGATAATATCCAATTAATAAACGAAACTTGTAAACTTGCAAATATAGAAAGATTAACGCCTCAAAATATAGATGATAATGACGAGAAAGTATGGATGTCAATAAGAGAAGATACAACAGGTATTTTTCAATGGGAAGGTACAGGAGAACATTATATAAAAGATTTATTCTCTGATGATACAATAGATAAAATAAAAAAACAAAATCCTGATTTTAAATTTATAGATTTAATGTCAGTTGGTAATGGTGCTATAAGACCAGCAGGAGCTAGTTATAGAGATGAATTGTCTCATGGTATATTTAGAGATAATGGTAATAGTGAATTAAATAAATTGTTATCTTCAACATTAGGTTACTTAGTATATCAAGAACAAATACTATCTTTCTTACATGAATTTTGTGGATATACAATGGGAGAAGCTGATATAGTTCGTAGAGGATTTGCTAAGAAATTAGGAACAGAACAATATGTGCCAAGAATAAAAGAAGGTTTTATAAAAACAATGAAAGAAAAATATAACACAAACGAAAAAGAATCTGAAAAAATAGTTGAATCTTTTATACAAGTAATTCAGGATGCAAGTTCCTACCTATTTAGTTTAAACCATTCTCTTCCATATAGTTATATAGGGTATATATGTGGTTATTTACGTTATTACTATCCACTTGAATTCTTTACAGTATTTTTAAATATAAACAAAGATAATGCAGAAAAATCTAGTAAGGCGTTAGAGTATATGAAAAATATAGGTATATCACTTAAATCGCCTAAGTTTAGATATTCAAAGGCTGAATATTTTATGGATAAGGACAATAATATTATTTATAAAGGTATTGGTTCAATAAAATATATGAATAATATTGTAGCAGAACAATTGTATGAATTAAGAGATAATCAATATGATACATTTACAGATTTGTTAATAGATATAAAAGAAAAAACTAATTGTAATAGTAGACAATTAGATATTCTAATAAGATTGGATTTTTTTAAAGAGTTTAATAAAAGAGCTAAATTACTTGAAATTGTAAATATATTTAATCAATTATATGGTAAAAAACAAATTAAAAAAGATAAATTAATTTGTAAGGAAGAATTAGTAAGACAATATGCAACAACTGAAACAGATAAGATGTTTAAAGGCATAGATATGATAGGTTTAATAAAACATTTAGAATCTAACTTGCCTAATGAAGATATAAGTATAAAAGAAATAATTAAAGCTGAATTAGAATATACAGGTGTATCAAATTATAGAAATGATGACTTAGAAGAGGGTACTCTTATTGTAGTAGGAGTCGATACAAAATATTCTCCAAAACTTAAATTCTTAAATTCATTAACAGGGAATACTGAAAATGTTAAGATTAATAAAAAAGTATTTAAGAATCAACCATTGGAAATTGGTGATATGATAATTGTATATGGTATAGATGAAAAACCTAAGAAAACTAAAATGGATGGGAAGTGGGTCGAAACAGGAGAATATGAATACTGGTTATCAGATTATCAAATTATTTCTCAAGATTAGGAATAAGTAAACAATTAAAATAGTATAATATAATATAAAAATTAATCAACAAATGAACAAAGAACTTAATAAACTAATGATAAAAATATTAATTAAATTGTTAAGGAGTTGATATTATTTGTATTCAATTAAGATTGTAACAACTGATAAAGAAATTAACCTAGATAATCTATCGGAACAAGATACCGAAATGATTTTAAAAAACGTATATGATTCAATTAAAAATATTCAGGAGTATATAAAATTTACAGACAGTATAAAAATATCTGCTTTTGAGCTTGAACATTTTGTAGTTCAGTAGCAAACAAACATAAGAATATTTAAACAATTAAAAATATTCTCAACAAGTTAAAGGATTTATGATTTTGGTCAGTACGTATGTCAGTCAATAAATAATTAAAATATTATATGGAGGATAATAATATGAAATTATTAAGAAAATTAGAAGGTGAAATGAAAGAACAAGAAGTAAAAGAAAAATTACAAGAAGAAGGAATGACAGAAGCAGAGTTTTTACAAATAGTATTACAAGAAATAGAAAATAAAACACTTAATATAACAGGTGATTTTGATATAAAAATGGTAAGACACGTTCAAGAATTTGCAAGCAGATTATTCTTCTATGAAAATGACCCAAACCCAAATATAAGAGTTAATATATCATCAAATGGTGGAGAAGCAACTGCATTATTCGCTATAATATCTATATTAAATGAATTAAAAGAATTATGGGGATGTACTATAACAACTGTTGTAAAAGGATTCGCATATAGTGCAGGTGCAGTTTTATTCCTATATGGAGATAAAAAAGAAATGACAGATGTAGATGAAATAATGTTGCATCAATGTATGTACTATGCAGGAGGTTCATTACAAGACCACGAAAACGAATTAAAGAGAACTAAAACTATACAAAAACGTATAGATAAAATAATAACTACACATTCAGATTTAACTCAACAACAATTAAATAAATTATATAAAAAAGGCGATTGTTTCCTAGATTATGATGATTGTTTAAAATTAGGAATAATACAAGAAGATGTGGACGTAGATGAATAATTAAAACGTATTTGAAAGGAGGTGATGCCGAAAACACTAATGACAATTTATATACCCAATAAAGAAAGGAGAAATGATATATAAATGGGTAAAAGTCGTTGTAATCATTGTGGCAGAGAATTACAAAAGAACTGTAAAAGTGGACTTTGTGATAAGCATTACTTCCAATTAAAAAAATATGGAGAATTTTTAGAGGATTCACCTCGATATGAGGATGACCCAAATGAAATAAGAATAGACGGAGACATAGCAAGAATAGCTTTGTATGATTTTTTATTTGATGAACTTGACGAACAGATTATTATTGACGCAGAAGATGTAGATAAAATTAAACTGTATCATTGGGATAAAAAGAATGGATGTATAGTAGGAAAAGAATTGGGAAGACCTGTATTATTACCAAATATAATATTAGATACAGATAACAAAATAGAATATGTTAATGGAAATTATTTAGACAACAGAAAAGAAAATTTAAGAATAATAGAAAGAAATGCAAAAGTTAAAAAAGTAGATAAAAGAAAGAAAGGAAAAGTAGAAATAACTTCACTAGGAACTAGTACAACAGATGTTACAGGCTCTAGTTGGATAATAGAATATGATAAATCAAATGGTCAAAGAGGTTGCATATTATTAGAAAATGGTATTTGTCAAGGTGGAACGATGGTAGAAGATTATAATGCGAATAAATATATGGCAGATTGCATACCTTATGATAGAATTGAATTTATATTGTACTCGCATGTGCATCAAGACCATTTAGGATTGTCTCCAGCTAGTATAAGTAGAGGATTTAACGGTAGGGTTCTTATGACAGAAGAACAAAAAATTATAGGTGAAAAATTATTATTAGACGGAGCATTTATCCATGATAGAAACATTAAAGATTTGCATAAATCAGGTAGAAAATCAGAAGCATTATATACCGAATCTGATACTTATTTATTTTTAAATAAAATAGATATTATAGAAAAATATAAATGGATAAGATTGAATGATGAAATCGAAATACGATACGTGAACAACTCCCATGTATTAGGTGCAGTGCAAATAGAAATCAAAATAAAGAAACCTTCCAATCAGATAGTTAAGATTTTATATACAGGAGATTTAGGTAGTAAACTTAATCTTGAATTTCAACCATTCTTAGTAGAAAATGAAATTGTTCAAAAGGCAGACATAATGATATGTGAGTCCACTTATGGTAGTAGTTCAAGAGGATTTAATAAACAAGAATGTATAGATGAAAGAAAAGATTTAATGAATACAGTTAGAGATGTTATCAATAGAAAAGCTAAATGCTTAATACCAAGTTTTAGTTTTAGTAGAAGTCAAACTTTAATGTGTATGATGTATGAAGAATTTAAAGATATAAAAGATTTAAATTGTAGTTTTATTATAGACAGTAGATTAACTAATGAAATAAATTCTGCATATAGAGAGATATTAAAGGACGATGAACGTAAATATTGGCAAGAAGTAATGGCTTGGGATAAATTTAAATATATTGATAATTATAAAGATACTATTGAAATAGCAAATAAAAATGATGGCACACCTAAAATAATCATATCATCAAGTGGATTTATGGAAGCAGGACACGTAAGAGAATGGGCGAAACATATATTAGGAAATAAAGATGATGTAATATGTTTTGTTGGATATAGTGGCAAAGGAACTTTATCAGATAAAATAATTAATCAAAAAGACCCTAATATATCGTTTGATGGAATAGTTTGTACTAGAAGATGTCAAGTTAAACAATATCATACTTTTTCAAGTCATATACAGCAACAAGAGATAATAGATTATTTTAAACAGATATCAATAGGACAAAAAATATTACTTCATCATGGTAATATGGAGGCTAGAGAAGAACTTAAAAAAGAAGCTACTAAACAATTGAAACAAATAGGAAAGTCAGTAAAAATAGTTATTGTTAAAAAGGACTGTAACACTTTTACTATATAAGATAAATTTTAAGGTGATGTTATGGAGAAAATTAATTATAATATCGTTAAGAAAATTTTTACCAATAATCTAATATTTAAATGAAATAAATAATTAAAATATGTAACAAATTAATGATTAAAACATATTATAAAGTATAGGGAACTTAATCCCTATACTTTATTTAGAAGGAGAGGTAATTATGAATAGAAATATATATGATATTTTAGAAGATATAACTGATGCTTATTATTGTGAATTAGTAGCAAGTGAAGTAAGAGATGATGTCTTAGAAATATTAACAGATGATTTAAAAAATGACTTAGAAAAAGTATTAGATAAAATTAAAAAATATGGGGAATTAGCAAATAAATAATTTAATTAAATAGGAACAACTGAATAATTTAAATAGTATAATATAATAAAGGAGGATGGATAGTCCTCCTAATATATAGCAAGGAGTGATTGTATGATTATAAATAAAGTATCACAACAAATATGGGAAGATAGATACCAAAAAAATAAAGAAACTTTTGAAGATAATATAGCAAGAGTTGCTAAATATTTAGCTTTAGATGATAAAGAATTTAAAATGTTTTATGATGTTATGGAAAGATGTTTATTCTATCCAGCAGGAAGAATAATGAGTAATAGTGGTATAGGTAGAAATCTTACCCTTAATAATTGTTTTACATTAAATCTTGTTCCAGATAATATGGAAGGAATATTTGAATATGTTAAAAAAGGTGCTATAACTCAAAAAGCAGGTGGAGGAACAGGATACAACTTTAGTTTATTAAGACCTAATGGTACACCTACTTCTAATGATGCAGTAGCAAGTGGTGTTGTTTCATTTATGGACGCATTTGATTCACAAACTCATACGGTGTTACAAGGAAATCGTAGAGGTTAACAATAGCCTCCTTTATATAGAAATATATAATGAAAAACTCGGTGAACATATAAATATATGGTGTATATCTAACGTATAGTAGCCATAGGAAATGATGGTTAATAGATATGCTAACAGGGGAAGCCTAAGTTGAAAGATATGGTAATCCTGTGCTAAGTATTTTATATTTTATAGTCTCTTGAAATAAATGATTAAAATTAAAAAAAGATTATAAAATATAAAATAAAAGTCTAACGACTATCGAAACCATAATATAGGAGAAATATCTATATGAAGAAGGGAGTAGAGTACATTAAAGGTGAAATTCCTTTAGTGGAAGTGCCGAGCATCTTATATTTGGTAACAGAATATGAGATGAAGATATAGTCTAGTCCGTATAAAATATCTTGAAAAAGACGGTATAAACGGCTAATATGGGATGTTTAATGATATATCATCCTGATATAGAAGAATTCTTAGAGGCTAAATCTTGGGAGGAAGGCAAATTAAATCATTTTAATCTATCTGTATTGGTAGATGATGAGTTTATGAAAGCTAAAGATAATAATGAAATGATAACTTTAAGATATCCTTGTATGTATGAAACAGGTGAACTTGTTACTAATCCTAGTGAATGGAAAATAACTAAAGAGGTTAATGCAAAAGAATTATGGGATAAAATAATGACTAAGGCATATAACACAGGGGAATATGGAGTATTATTTTATGATAATATGAATAAAGACAACAATTTAAAATACATGGAAACAATTATAACTACAAATCCATGTTTTACAGGAGATATGAGATTATTAACTGATAAAGGATTTATGACATTTGAAGAATTATGTGATACAGAACCGAATGTAATTAGTTATGACGGTAAAATTTCAAAAGGAAAAGTTTGGTGTAACGGTGAAAAAGATACAATAAAATTAATAATGTCAAATGGAAAAGAAATAACTTGTACTCCTGACCATAGATTTATGACTATAGATGGTGAAGAATGTGAAGCAAAAAATTTAAAAAATAAAAAAATAATGCCTAAAATGTATAAAACTATTGAAAATAATGAAACATATATAAAATTAGGATTTATACAAGGAGATGGACAATTATCAAGATTAGATTCTGAATTACATCAAGGAATAGAAGTAAACATAGGATGTAAAGATGGCGATATAAGATATTTATTTGAAAATGATGATTATACTGAAAAATCATACAGAGTGATATATTTACAAGGTTATAATGAAATGCTTGAAAATCTAGGTTTTTCACATGAAATACTACCTTATAGAATAATGCCTAAATCATATAATGAATGGGATTTAAATAAAAAATCTAATTTTTTACAAGGATGTTTTTCAGCGAATGGGTGTGTAAATTCAAATAGAAGAATTAGCTATAAAACAACTTGTAAAGACTTCGCATTAGAATTAATAAAAACTTTAGAAAAAGATTTTGGCATAACAGCGAATTTAACTATAAATAAAAAACATATGGTTGAATTTGAAAATGGAGAATATGAGTGTAGAGAAAGTTATGATGTAAATATAAATAAATATAATGACATACTATTATTCGCACAATTTATAGGATTCTATCAAACTTATAAAAATATAAAACTTCAAAATTTAATAATGGAAAGAGTTCCTTATGTAAGAAATATAAAAAACAATGGTAAAGAATTAGTCTATGATTTTAATGAGCCAATTAATCATTGGGGTATTGTAGAAGGATACGTAGCTCATAACTGTGGTGAATATTTAGCTGGTACATTATATAAAAACAATAAACCATTAGAAAATCATTTAGGTGCATGTAATTTAGGAAGTTTATTCCTTCATAATTTTGTAGAAAATCCTTTTACAAAAGATGCTAAAATAAATTATGCTGACTTAAGATATGCAATTGAAGTAGCGATAAGAATGTTAGATAATGTTATAGATATTAATAATTATCCATTAGAGGCATATGAAAATTATCAAAAAGGTGTTAGAACTATAGGATTAGGTGTAACAGGATTAGCAGATATGCTATGTATGTTAAATATAAAATATGATAGTAAAGAAGCTGTAGAGTTTGTTGATAACTTAATGGATGATATAAGTTTTATAGAATATGAAACTAGCATAATGTTAGCAAAAGAAAAAGGTGCATTTCCATATTTAGAAGACGAAGATAGAGAAAAATTTGCTTCTAGTAATTATATAATGAAACATTATGAAAAATCTTCTAAATGGAAAAAGATAATAGAAGGAATTAAAAAATATGGTATAAGAAATGCAAGACTTCAAGCAGTGGCACCAACTGGAACTCTATCTTTAACATACGGTAATAACTGTTCATCAGGATTAGAACCTATATTTTCATTAGAATATGAAAGAAAAATAAAATTTGGTGGTCAAGATGATTCAAATATACAAATATATCCTATGAGAGATTACGCTTATGGTGAATGGTTAAAAGTAAAAGATAATGAAAAATGTATTGTTAAAGAAGATGTATTCCAAACAGCTATGGATTTAAGTGTAGATGCACATATAAATATATTAGGTGTTATGGCATTTCATACAGATATGTCTTGTAGTAAAACTATTAATATACCTACAGACTATCCATTTAAAAAAACAAAAGAAGTGTATGATAAATGTCATAAATTAGGAATAAAAGGTTGTACTATATTTAGACCTAATCCTGTAAGACAAGGAATTTTAGTTACAGAAAAACAAGAAGAACAAAATAAACAAGAAGAGGAAGTTAAAGAATTAAAACATGGTACTTGGTTACCTAAGCCTAATGATATTGTATATTATGAAAGAAAAGTATATACAGGGTGTAGCAAATTAATATTATTCATATCTTGGAGTCAAAGCGAAAATAGAATTGTAGATGTATTTGTTAAACATACTTCTAAAGGAGGCTGTAAATCTAATATAGATGGCATAGTAATTCTTATGAGTGGTATATTAAGATATGGTGGCAATTTACAATCTATTCAAAAAGCATTAGAAGGAGTAGGTACTTGTAATTCATTTAATAATGCTAAGAATAAAGGAATGAAGTTATCTAAAGGAACTTCATGCCCTACTGCAATATTGAATACTATATTAGAATTTGAACAAGAAATGAAAGGTGTAAAACCTAAAAAAATAGACATATTAAATAAAATGAATGAAAAAAAAGAAGAAGAAATATTTACTGAAGAAGAAAAAAAATTCTTAAAAGAAAATGGAGAAGGAGCATTTGCTCTTAAATATAATAAATGCCCTCAATGTGGAACTGAAATATTGCATACAGGAGGATGCGTTTCTTGTCCTTCATGTTCTTTCAGCAAATGTGAGTAAAGGAGTGATATAATGCATGAATATATAGTAAAAGAAATATCATCATATAATCTAAAGAAACCTACACTTTATGATAAGTATCTAAATAAAAACTTTAAAATGAATGATAAATTAATTGTAGGAAAAGATGTAGTTTTAGATTTTGGTAATGAGAGATTGAAAGTTAAACTAGAATCCATATATAAGACCAATGATACAGAAAAAGAATTTTGTATATCAACAAGTAAATTTTGTGCAATAATAAAGGCTATAAATAAAGAGGGGTAATTCCCCTCTTACATTAAAAGGAGGATATTATGAAACCATATATATTAATATTAGAAGGATGCGTAGGATGTGGCAAATCTACATGTGGCAATATTATTAGGGAACAAATGCCTAATAATACTTTAATATCTTTAACAGGAATAAAAGATAAAGGAATTAATGGAAGAGATGATACTTTTATATACCATAGAGTAATGTTAGATTCATTAGAAATGTGTAGAAAAATGAATATGAATTTTACATTTGTGAGAAGTTTTTTAAGTGAACAAGTGTATACTTCTTTAGGATACAAAAATTATTCTTTTCAATATCATTTTGATGTATTATTAAAAAATCTTGATACACTTGCAAAATATTATGATGTATATATAATTCATCTAAAATTAGATAAGAAAGATATATCTCAAAGATTAAATAGAGACAAATTTTGCTATAATGAATTTTCCGAAAAGGTTGCATTAGAACAAATGGAAGAATACGATAAGCAAATTAAATATATATGTAATAATAGTAAAAATATTAAATGTTATACAATGTATAATGAAGATTTGGAAGCTACTGTAAATACTATTAAAACAATTATAGAAGGATTCATAGGGTGATAATAAATAAAACACATAAAAGATAGGATAGGAGATGATGTAATGATAATTCTAGGTTTAGATTTATCTCTCACCTAAGCAGCACAGGATGGAATCTTATAACACATGAGAATACAGTTTTAGGTTATGATAAAATATGTACTAAATCCAGCAAGCATACTGAATTTGAACGTATACAAATAATAGCCAATGAAGTAAAAGAAATCATTGAGATTAATTCAGTTGATGTAGTTGTAATCGAAGACCAATACTTCTCTAAAAATGCAAAAACAGGCTTAACACTTAGCAAACTTATGGGTGCTATAATATATGTATGTATGGAATCAGAAGTTAAAATTGAATTACTTACCCCAACTCAAGCTAGGAAATTATTGAGTGGAGATGGTAGGTTAAAAAAAGAACAAATAGCTAATTTTATAAGAGAAAACTATATTGATTTAGGTGAGTTTTCTGATAAAGCAGGAAAAGGAAAAAACTCAGATTTATATGACAGTCTCGTTGTAAGTTTAGCTTGGAATAAACAAAATAATTTAAATGAAAAATGGAACAAATAGATAATTAAAATAGTATAATATTATATGGGAGGTGATTGGATGCTACATCATTATTGTGATTATTGTCATAATAGAATAGATGACCCAAATGAAGAAGTTCCTATAACAATGTTAAAATTACCTTGTGGAGATATATTCTTCTTTTGTGGAGAAGATTGTTTATGGGATTTTATAAATGAATATTCAACTTGGGGGTATTTATTACCTTCAGGTGTAATAGAAGAGGAGGAATAGGTATGGAATTAGATGAGAAAATAATGAAAATAGATGAGAAAATCGCAGAGATTGATAGAAAATTAGAAAAATTAAATGCAAAAGAAAAAGAAGATAAGACTCCAATAGGATTAATAAGTTTAATAAATGGATATATAAACATAGAATTATTACTTGATGAAAAATTATTTGATGAAGAGAAAATGAATAAGTTACAAGATATAACTAATAAACTACAAGAACTATTATTAGAAATTCAAAATGAAAACAATTAATTGAATAATTAATCAAATAACTAAATAAAACGTCTTAGAAACCATCTGAGACGTTTTAGCTATATTATAGGAGGATGATATTATGAAAATAAAAAAAATGAGAGAGAACGCTAAATTACCAAAATCATATAATGGAAATTGGATGGATGTGTATGCAAGTGGAATAGCAGTATGCACACATGAACAATTTCAAGAAAATGGATTTAATCAAGATTTTAAATACAAGGGAAAAATTAATTATTTTAAAGGCAATACGGTTATAATTAAATTAGGATTTGCGTTAGAATTAGATGAATATTCAACAGGATATTTATTACCAAGAAGTTCAACTTATAAAAATTATGGATTATTATTAACTAATTCAATGGGTGTAATTGATACGTCTTATTGTGGAGATAATGATGAGTGGACGATGGTATTTTATGCAACTGAAAATGGAAGTATGAATATAGGAGATAGACCAGGACAGATGTTTATTAGAAGAGATGTAGAAATATTTCAATTTGAAGAAGTAGAACATTTAGGAAATAAAGACAGAGGTGGATATGGTAGTAGCGGAAAATAAGGAGGTGTAATAACCTCCTTTTTAATTTGTATTCAAATTGTAACATATCTCTTAACTTATACATATACTAAAATTAAAGTAAATACAAATTAAATATCTATTGATATAGATTAAATATTAAGATATAATATCTATATAATTTATATTTAAGTTGGAGGTAAATTATGAAAAGAATTAGTTTAGATGATTATCAAATAATATCTATGGATTTTGGTAGGTCATGGGTCAAAGCTAAGACAGAATTTGAAGGTCAAGTATATGAGATTAAATTTAAAAGCATTGTAGGTGATGGTAGAGATATTGATTTATCTAAATATAAAAATCCTATTTATATAAATGTACAAGGAGAAGATTTATTTATAGGAGATTTAGCTTTAAAAGAATCCTACGACCCAATTAGAAATAGTAAAGATTCAAAAACTACTATGACAGTACAAACATTATTCCATGCAGTAATATCAGAAATAGCATTTACAGATAAAATTAAAATATTATTTACTGTTCCAAATGACAACTATACTAAGACAGTATTAAAAGAAATTCAAAACACATATAAAGATAAATATTTTACCGTTAAAGATAATATTGGTAACACTGTTAAAACAGTTGAAGTGATAGATGTTGAGATATTTAGAGAATCTGATTCATTATTCTATAATATATTTGGTGGAAATGTAAATGATGAAAGGCCAACAGTATTCTGTTCAATAGGGTTTAAAACTATGGAAGTATCAACATTTGAAGTAGGCGGAATATTTAATGATAAATTATCTACCACAATTCATTATGGGCAACAAGATATATTGACATTTGTAAGGTCGCAATTAAAAAATGATGGAATTATAAAAGATTTAATGGAAATAGATAGCAATAATACCGATTATAATGAATATAAAGAACGAGCAAATAAATGGGCGTCAGAAAGTATTCAACAAAAACTAAAGTCATTTCTTCCAAATGAAGGTAAAGAACATGATATATTTATAGCTGGTGGTACTAGTATTGCGTTAGAATTTGAAGATAATTTTATTAAGATAAACGACCCACAAATGGCTACAGCACAAGGTGCGTATTATGTAGCAACTATGTTATTTGAATAGGAGGAATATGTATGGCGAAGAAAGTTCAAAGGTCATTTTATTTAGAACCTGATATTTTTAATTATATCAAAACCTATCAAGATGAAAATAATTTATCATCTATATCAATAGCATTAGAGCGTATTATATTTAGTTTAATATTATGTAATAATGATATGTCTAAATCTAAAATAGCTAAAAAACCAATTAAAGACGATTCTAAAGTAGTTCCACAATCAATTATGAATATAAGAAAGACTATGGGAGAATAAATCCCATAGTCTTATTTTATTTATATTATAGGTACATTGTTTTCTTCTGCTAATTTTGTTGCAGATGCTTTAAACTCATCTATTACAGGTTGTATAGTTGCTTTATTATTTTGGAATAAAGTTTTATCAACAACTTCCATAAAATATTGTATAGATTTATTCGTGATAATAGTACAATATAATCTACATACTAATACTGAGCTTTCCCCATTATCAGTAACTAATGTTAAAACTATATCTTTATTAAAATTTATATTTTGATTTTCACTTACTTGTAATCCATTTCCTATATTATATATATCAGCCATTTTATATCATCCTTTCATTTTTTATTATTTATTATATATTTTTTGTACAAGTTACTGATATTGCAACTTTTTCATAAAAACTATAATCATTTGTACTAGCACCAGCCCATAATTGAATATCTGTTATTGTTCCATTAGCTATTTGACTTACAATTGTTGAAGGTAATGTAATAGTTTTAGTATCACCTCTAGCAAATTTAACACCACTATCCCAAGTTCCACCTGAATAAACAAATTTAGGTGAAGGAACGGCACCAGCATAACCATGTGAGGTATTTTGTCTAGTCATAGTTATGGTCATACTTATATTAGAACCACCACTACAGAAATCTCTTAATGATGAAGGAATTGTTCCCCATCCTCTATGAGGTTTATATGAACCCCATTTACCTTGTCCCATAACACCTGTTCTTGTACTAGTTGAATTACCACTACCTTCAGGAATAGACTTTAAATTAGTTACAGTAAATGATTGAGTAAATACAGTTGGAGTAGTTGGTGGAGGAGTAGTTGGTGGTGGAGTTGAAGTACTTTCATAACCTGCATCATATAATGATTCAAAACCTACATCATTTGTTATAAAATGTCCACCCCAATCTGCCCATATATGTTCTTTTTGAGAAGGATAATCTGCCATACCTATATAACTACCATATCTAGATACACCAGCATAATAAGTATATCCCCTACAACCAGCTATACATCCCATAGAGGATTCAGCAGCGTATATTCCATAATAAAATCTTGACATATCACAATTTAAAATTGTACATCTAGCACATTCTAAGGAAGCAAATGCACATCCATATCTATCCGTACTTGATTTAGGGTGACATTTATTTATCGCTCTAAGATTTTGTATCGTACAATGACAATTTCTAATATAGAATAAAGCATTATAACTTTCATCTGTTAATATTAATTGTGCTCCGTTGTTAGTAGCGTTACCACCTGTTCTATTTCCATTTATTACTACTTTCATAGTATTATCATATATTCTCCATTTTCCATATATTATAGCATCAGCACTTAAATTTATAGTTATTACTCCGCATCCAATAAATCCCATAATATCAACTGTTTCATTGTATGAACCAGCTGCAACATCAATATAAATATCTCTCCAAGCACTATATTCACCGTAAGTACTTTTTATTTTTGATAATACTTCATTAATACTAGAACAAGCATTAGATACACTAGTACCACTTTGATTACTACCGCTCGGTGGATTAGCATTTACATAAAATACATTAGGAGTATCTGCACCACGTTTTTTAAGAATTTTATTACATATTATATCATTTGTATATAATCTATTTATATAAGATGAATCATCTTGCCCAAACCAAGCTGTCCTACTACCATTTGAATCAAATACTGAGAATCCATCATAAGATACAAGTGAATAACCTTGACTACCCTCTCCATCTCTCATTTCAACTTTTATACCATCTTTATTAGCTGTAATAATTCCATCATATATTTCATTTGGATTAGGTGTCCATTCTGTTGCCACTGTACCTTTTTCAAGCATTACATCAGAATAAAGTACTATTCTGTCCGTATCTCTACACCATAAACCAACATTTGCTGTACTAAATTTCTTATCAATAGGTCTAGTTATTAAGATACTTCTTTTTACCCACTGACCTATAACTTCCTGATTATATGTTCCGTCTGTACTTTGATTATGCCATGTAGAAGTTCCATCAGTGTAATATATCGTAACTTCGGGTCGTCTAAAACAATTTGTAGTACCGTCAGTTCCATTTGTTGTATATTGATACCAAGATAAAACATAATTATTTACACTTGGGCTTAGTTTTATATTATGTTGATGTATAGCACGAGTTCCGCCGATTACACCTTGCATATGAACTGAATATCCACTTGGTGTATCTATATCTACTTTTGCAAATACATCACCATCTGAATTCCAATCAGTTAAACCTTTTTCAAAATTACCATTATATAATAAGTTATATCCACCATTTGATGTAAACGCTTGAACTACGGAATCTTTAGTTTGAATAACTTCTGATTTTGTTGCATAAGATTTAGTTATTTCTTCTTTAGTATAAAAACTTTCTGATACTACATTTGTGATAGCTTCGTTAGTAATTTTTTCTTCTGCTATATTTATCCTAGTATTAATATTTGTTATTTCATCTTTGCTTATTGATTTAATTAATTTTATATTCTTTATAAAAGTTGCTTTATTTTCCACATTAATACTTAATTTAATATTACCTTTGTTTTCAGTTAAAGTATTTACATATATAGTATCAAGTTCTTTTATTGATGCCGTACAATTATCTGTTTCGCTAATTGTAACTAAAAATTGCCCATCTGTAGGAGTAGATGATACAGGAGTTAATCTAATATTTCCTTTATATATTATAATGGTACTTTGAACCCTACCATTTTCTCCCAATTCACCTATAGTAACTCTATTTATTTTAATCGTAAATTTATTTGAATCTATATAAGCCATCAATCATCACCTCTAATTAGCCTTTAAATTTATAGTTACAGGTGGGGCTATAGCACTATTGTCTGCTGTTTTCACAACAACTCTAGCATAATAATAAGTTTGAATATCGCTAGATGATATAGTTACTGTACTAGAACTAACTTTTTCATATTTTTGTAGTGTTTGATTTTCGTCATAACATAAAACATCTTCAAAAATATAATTTGAATTATCCATAGTTAATAAAAGAGAACTACCTGAACTTTTATAAGTAGTTAAATCAATAAATCCATTTGAAGTTACGTAATAATCATTAGCTACTATATCATTATTTGATATATAACCAGAGGCATCTAATACAAATGTACTACTATTATCGCCTCCACTACTTGATGAATCTGAATTATAAACTGTAACAGTTATTGAAGTACTATTAAAATTAGGACTTGATAATGTAATTGTACATTCTCTTGTAGCCGTACTTAAACCATCTTGAATACCCGTTACCATAATTTGTTGTTCTGATTGATAATTATCACTAGAAATAGTTACTGAAGATTTATCTACTCTTGCTATGTTAACATCACTTGTCGATATACTAATAGTTTCATTCGAAGTTGGTTGAGCAGATAAAATAAATACAAAATAAACTGTATCATCTTCATATAATCCCAATGTTGATGTACTTGTTATTATATCACCTATCTTATTACCTGAATCTATATTTAAAACTGTTACTGATATTGTTTTACTAGTTACTTCATTACTAGATAATACTATATTAGTAGATTTATCATTATAATCATTAGCATTATGAACTCCATAAATATTCACTATTTGTTCTATTTGATAATTACTTGGCGTAAAAGTTAAAGAAGATTTATCTACTGTTGCAATCCCTGTGTTTTGACTAGCTATATTTACTATTTGATTACTAGTTGGAGCTTTATCTAGAATAATTGAAAAATACGCCGAACCATTTTCTTGTATCGTTAATGAATCTGTACTGATTACTATTTCTCCATAAGTTTCAACTATGCTACTAGCATCATAATGACCTCTTAATACACAATTACTATATATTCCATTATCCCATGAAGATACATCAAACATAGCACTTGTAGTAGAAAATGATATTGGATTTATAAAATTAGTTCCATCTTTGCTTAATTGTATATTGGTTAATATTACATTGGTTGTGTAATTTACTGTTATTTTTTTACCAACAACTTCATACGAAGTGTTCGTCATAGTTAAAATTGCCATTTATCATATCCCCCCTTATAATGGATTTCCATTTAAATCACATTCTACTATAAAAACTTCATCTGTTAATATTATTGTATATCCGTTATCACCTTTTTCACCATCCGCTCCATCAGAACCCATAGTCGTAATACATATAGGTGTACTTTCACTTGTAGTATTGTCAATATAAGTATACACTGATTTACTCCATAAATATTTATCACCTAAATCAGTTGGCACATCTTTTGACCAACTACCTCCTAATAATTCAGTACTACTTGTAGATAAATAATACATAGTTTCAACATTTTTAATAGATGCTCTCATTGTATTTTGTATAGTGGTTACATTAGTTTCAGTTGCAGATATTCTACTAGTAATACCTTCTAAACTAGTATTATGTTCAGCTATAATCTCATTTTTTATTTCATTTACTTCATCTTTATTATAATATTTATCTTTAACTAAATTTGATATACCATTAGGTGTTAATGTTTGTTCAGCAATTTGCAATCTTTCATCTATTCCATTTACATTTTGCTCATTTTTACTTACACTCATTTTTATTTCATTTTGTTTAAGATTTAATTTTGATATTTCTTCTACTAATGCTCCACCTGTTTCTAAGAATATATATTCATCTATCATATTATTAGTCTCGTTTATTTTACTATTGACATTACCAACATATGTGATAATAGTAGTCATTTCAGCATTAGTAAATTTACCATCTGCACAAACTGTATTTATATTATTAAGTAAATTATCAACAGCTTTATTTAATGAAGTTTTTTGAGATGTCAATTTCGTTGCTTCTACAGTTTTTCCTTGAGATTCTAACATAGCAATAACTTTATCTATTTGAGTATTTAATAAAACTCTCTTAGAATCTAAAGTGATTTTATATTCATCTATTTGCCCTTGTTCTTCTTCGGACATTACATTATCTTCCATAAATGTATTCATATCAGATGCGAATAAACCTAAAACAGATTGTAAACCTAATAAAGCTATATTTGTATCATCTTTTAATGTAGCCATTTCTTTATCGAAGTTGTACTCTTTCTCTAATGAAGATACACTAGCTGATATTTGATTATTCTCTTGCTCTATTTCAGATATAGTTTGTTTAGCGCTTTCCATATCTTCTTTTATACTACCTACAGCTGTTTTAATTCCATCAGTAGTAACTTCTATTGTTGTAAATCTTGATTCATTTTGACTTTGTTTATCCATAAGTCCTTGTACTTTTTGTGATACTAAATCCCTACTTCCACTTTCACTAAAAGATAAATCTATCTCATCCTGAGGAACTAATGTATAAATACCCTTATTATTATATATAATATAAAACAATCCTTCTTTTTCACTTAAAGATTTATTAGATGTTGTGAGTGTGTAAGGGTCGTTATTATAATCCCAATAAATATATGGCTTATTAGTATATGAATTTAATATTTGATAAGTTTGATTTTTATAAGTAATTAAAAGTCCTTTCCATTCTATATAGCTTAATGTAGGACAGTTTGCATTAATCATTATTATCATCACCTTCCTTTTAAGAAAGCCCTATCAAAGTAGGGCTTATTTTAATTATTTAATTCCATTTATTTTTAGCGTATTCAATCCATTTATAGATTTTATTTAATCTTTCTTCTGAATAATGCAATTAATACACCTCTTATTTATGATTTTGTTTATAATTTCCTATTATTAATTCACTCATAGGAAGTGTTTCTATCCATTTGCAAAACTCTTTCCATTCATCTAATCTATGATTACATCTTTGATTATATATTGTTTTTAATTGTCTATAATTAGTTGTCATACCAGCTGTATATTCAAATCCACTTGGTATGTTATATACTAAATGATAAAAAGCCTCTTTTTTATCTTGCGCTGTTGCATTTTCATCATTTAAAACTTTTAAATATTCTTGTTGATAATGTTCTACTATAGCTATTATTCCATCATCCACCCATTCATTACAACAAGCATTTATTCCCATCTTATGAGAACGATGCATTTTAGATTGTGAACTTATAAAATATAAGAATCTATATCTTTCAGCTTCTTGCCACCATTGTATTGTCCCTGTTACATCAAATGTAACATTTATACCTGTTAAAAATTGGTCGTGTGCTTCCCCTGTATTTGTAAATGCTAAATGTCTAGCAACTTTTTCTCTCTTTTCCATAGGTACATTATCTGCTTTTTCTACTGTTTCTGCCATAGGAAATCCTGCAACTCTTAGAGCGTTTTGTAATCCACTAACTTCTACATTTTGTATTTTCATATAACCATCTCTCCTTATATTTATTTACCTACCTAAGTAGGTATATTATATTATACTATTTTAATTAATTAATTGTTACTATTTATATTTATTTCTATCTATATTTTTTATAGGATTTTCTTTACAATATTTCTTTTTAAAATTATGTTTATAAAATACTGATAACACAGATATAATTCTAATTTTTCTAGCATTAGAACAATCCATTGAGTCCAAGTATTCTTGTATGGCATCAGTAGATACTTCTAAAGTTTTAATATCTTTCTCTTCTAAATATTTCATTAATCTTGACATTTCCTTTTGATAATCAAATATTGTTTCATTTTTTAATCCTTTTACTTGTAAATGTTTTTTAAAATTTATTAGCAATAGAACATTATCTTGATTTATATCTCTAAAGTACCATTGCCAATTATGTTTTTGCAATACATTCACCTCATTTCATTTTAGTTATCTCATCTATTTCATCTATTATCTTTTGTCTAAATTCAATATCCCATCCTTTTCCGTGTTCTAATATTCTATTAATTTTTTCATCACTAAATTTTCTTGAATTTTTCCAATAATTTAATGAACTTTGTTTAAGTATATTAAAATTTAATTTATCAAGGGAATTTATATCTTTTATTTTATTAATCCAATAATTAATACCTGCATCAGATATACTATTCCAATGGCCATTATATCTTGTTATAAAAACCCATTTTTGTTTTATATTTTTATTTTTTCTTTCTTTTCTTAATGCTTTTAATCTATCAATTGTATAATCATCAAGATATAAAATACATCTTTCTTTGTCGTTTATATCTACTTCAATATATTTACTTTTCCAATTAATTTTTCTCCATTGAATATTATGAATAATATTTTTTTTAGGATTACTTGCAATTACTATACAGAAGAATACCTCCAACTGAATATCGCCATGTTCCTTTAATTTTTTTCTAATATTATACACTTCTTTTATGTTTAAATATTCTTTTTCTTTTCTCTTAATCTTAGGTTTTGGTAAATTTTTAATAGGATTATTTTTAGTTAATGATAATCTATTTAAATATTTATAAAAAGATGTTAATACTGACATACTAAAACTAATTCTACTATTACTATTTTTTTTATCTATTTTGTTTTGGATATATCTTTTTACATCTTGTTCAGTAGCATCATAAAAATGTATTCCATTTAAAAATGTATTATATGCTTTTATGTCATAAATATAATTTCTAATTGTATCAATACGCATATCTTTTTTTATAAGATATTTTTCAAATCTTATAATTATATCTTCATTTGTAAGTTCATACACATTATTCACCTCCTATATTAATATTATGTAAAATATAGGGATATATTCCCTATATTAATTTTCATCACTTAATCTATCTTTTAGTTCATCTATTTCTTTTATTAATTCATCAGAAGTTTCTCCATCTAATACCATTTGGCTATCTGATATATTTTTAGTTGTAGGGTCTATAACCACCCCAAGCATTGATAATATTATTAATACTGTATTTATTATATCCATTAAATTCTCTGGAAGAAATTGTCCTAAGCCTAGTTGTTGTAATAATAATATTACTACAGAAGCAAATGCTACACAAAATGCTTTATTTTGAAATCTTTTTTTAAGATTTAATTTCATTTAATTTTCCTCCTCTATATTTTTTTAACATATTTAGTATTTAAATTAATCCAACCAACTTTTGATTTTAATAATCCCCATCCGTTCTTTTCTTCAACTATTGTAAATGCCTGACCTTGTTTAACAGATGTAACTATATCATAAGAAGTTCCTGCACCTTTTCTTACATTTAATTCGTCTACTATGATTTTTACTACATAAGGTTTAAATTCATTTACCTTTCCTTCACATTGTTGTTTAAACCAATTCCAATTGTAGCCAAATTTATTCGCTATAAGCCATTGAGGACAATCTTTTTTAGTCCAATCATAATGTCTTTTTACTTTAGAGATGTCAAATTTATGATAAGCCATTAATACTTTTACTAATTCAATAGCATTTAAATATGCTTTCTTTTGTCTTTCTGGGTCATTAAACATACATATTTCAATACCGATTGATGTATTATTCCCATTAGAACATCCAGCGTGATAGCATTTATAGTTAGTAGATTGTGCTTGATATATTTCTTTATCATCTATCGTAAAATGCCAGCTCGCAACTCTATTTCCATTCTTATTACAATTCTTTTGATAATTATGATTTGCTTTTGCAGATGCACCTATATTTCCTGTTTGATGTATTGTTATACTTGTAGGTGTTATTTTCGTATTGGGAATAACTTTTCCTTTTGGTAAAATATCAATTATAACTTTCGCGGTACCTATAGTAGTTTCATTGAGTCTAAAATTTTTCATATTAATCTCTCCTTTTCTTATATTAGAGAGGAAATTAATCCTCTCTATATTATATTATACTATTTAAATTATTTATTTCTACTCTATTTTTTTAAAAATAATTTTTCTATTTTAAAATACTATTCAAAATCTTCAGGATATAAATAATATGCAAGTGCATACATATCTCCTGATAGTATATATTTGAACATTTTTATATCGTTTTCTTCTAAAATACTAACTTTTTGTTGTAATAATCTAATTATATTAGCAATATTACTTTTTGCTTCCAATGTAATTTTAGGTACTATTGCCCCACTTTCAACTATAAAATTTGTTTCTCCACTATATGTTATTAAATCTATGTTAGTACATTCGTATACTTTTTCTTGTGCTAGTTGATATACTACTGTTACGTTATTAGCTTGTAGCCATGACTTAAATTCATCAGATGTAAGTATATTCGTAGTTATATACATAGCTCCAGCATCTGCCTCTATTTTTTTCTCTTCTAAAGTCCATTCGCTATTAGCTACAGATTTGAATTTATCACTTATGATAACAATATCATATAGATTGTGAAAAATACCTGTAAAATTTAACTGAAATCTTCTAAAATCACCACTAGATATACCAACTATATTCCAATTCTCACTACCATTTAGCACTACTTCTGCACTTCTTTGGTGATAATAATACTTACCATCTGAATGTTTCTCTATACTATCCCATTCTCTTAATATAGGTTTTTCCCACGCTTGAGTTTCGTCATTGTAGTATAAAAGACGTTTTTTATCGGCTTTAGATTCTTGATATGCTTTACAATTCTTTATATCATCACTTGTAATTATTTCATTCT